TAATACTTTAACTCAAATATAATATGATTTGACGGCCCTAGTATGTAATTTATTTCTTACATTCGGTACGGCGGGTCTTACCCACGCCCTAAAGGGCGTGAGCTTGCGACCGCCGATTTGTCAGATAAGAAGAAATCTGGTCGAATTCCTTCAAGACCTTGTCGGCATCAGCCTTGGTCTTTGAGTCTACGCCAAGCTTGGCTACACCCTTCTTGAAAATTTCCACCTTCTTCTGGTTATCACAACCAGCGGCGAACTTCTTGTTGGACTTGGCCTCGCTCTCCTGTGAAGTAGCGGCGGACTTCGCAGCCTTGTCGAACTCGCCACCCTTTCCGGCTTCCTGTGCCTTTTCGGCCTTCACTTCGGCTTCGGCGTTGACTTCGACAATCTGTTCCTTCTTTTTCTTGTCGTCGACTTCGTCCTTTTCCACGACCTTTCCGTCATCCTTCTTTTCGCTGCTCGTCTTCGGAGCGGCCTTAGTAAGTTTCGGGTCAGATGCGGTTTTGGCCTTGCCAACCTTGTTAGAGTCAGTAGCAACGCCGTCACTCTTAGTCCAGCTTTCGAGGTCAATCTGCACACCGTCGAACGTGCAAACAGACTCTACGACCGGCTTCGGGTCCTTGACGATGCTATACGGTTCCTCATCGATGGGTTCAGCTGCAACCGCCTCGATGGCTCCCAGAAATTTATCTTCGTCATTGATATTGAACATAGTGGTACCTGTTGAAATGTTCGTTTAACTACGAGTTTATAACGTGGCCAGAAAAACGAGTGCCTTATAAACTGCAAGCATACAGCGAGGTCGAAAAATGGCATTTAACGGCAAATACGACAATACTATCAAGGTTCCAGAGAATACTGTGATGACTGACAACCAGCCGCAGTACATGAAGACCCTTGAAAAGGAATCCGGCAAGAGTCCAAACGAAGTCAAGGTAGAGCTGGACGAACAGGAACGCCTAGCCAACGACAAGGTTATGATTGACCCACCAAACATGATGGACGTGGACAGCATCGAGAACAAGGTCAAGGAGATGGGTTACGACATGCTCCTCGACATGTACCAGAACGGCGAGCACGAGGGTGAAACCGACGAAGTCACGTACGACGACCTCGTAGCGCAGAACCCCGGCGAACCCGGATTCGGCGACGAAAACTTCGACCTATTCGCACCGGACGAACAGCCGCTCTACCAGCAAGTACAATCCGACATAGACAAGATCAACGCGGAAAACCCGATTGAAAGTGAAGAAGACCTCGCACCGTTGGGTATGGACGACCTTGCCGACATAGCGGAAGGTGAAGAAGACAACCCATCTGACATAGAAATGCCAAACGACTCGGAACCACCCAAATCGCCAGACGAGAAAGACGAAACCGAACCAGAAAAGATAGAAGGATTTGAATTTTAAAAAGAAAACCGAGCGATTCGCTCGGTTTTTCCGTTAGGCTTGGTAGCAACATTTCCGGAGGAACAGCCCGTTGCCGTAAACCATCATCAGACGGTTCGCCTCCTTGTTGTAGAGGAGGTCGAGCTTCGGGCACCCGGACTTGCGAATCATCATCGTAAGCACGTCCATCGGAACATTGATATTCATGTCGGCATTGTCGATAGTCACGTTACCAACCGTGAGGTTGACATCCATGCGAGACTGGTCAACCGTCTCAATACCGAGCAATCCTTCGTTCACGGCGTACAGCTTCACCAAGCCGGTCGGGTCGGTGCTGTGGATGTTGAAATAGGTACCGATCGCCGCCGCGATAGCGTCCGACGTAATAGTAAACTGGCGCACCATACCATCGTTGTTGAAAGTCTTGAGACTACCGTCGCTAAAGTCACATACCAAGCTTGCGTACTGGCCTTCAACCTTCATCACGTGATACTTCATGTTGAACTTGAGCTTCACATACAATCCGAGTTCGTCATCCAAGGCATTAACCAGAGGAAGCGTATTGAAAATACGAGACGGAATACGGACGCTGAAATTCGGAAGACTAGTTTCCGACTTCGTTTGGTTCTGCATGACCGTCGCAATTGTGCACTTGTCGTTACCGGTACGATAGGAGACCGTATTGTTCATGCGGTAGATTTCCACATTGTCGAACTCGTATATAGAATCCAAAACCGTGTTGAAAGTCACCTGATCAAGTTCCAAGACCGTGTCAAACTCATTCTCGGAAACCAGCTTGATCTCGTCGCAATTTTCAAAACCAACTTCAAGCTCGAAACCACCAATCTGGTCGTTGTAGTAACCGCCCAAATAGAGCTTCCCCTCATAAACCCAGAGAGCAACGGTCTGCTCCTTAGCCAGCTCCTTGACGGCATGGCAAAGGTCGGCGATACGGATGTAAACGGTCTCGGTAAAGCGGTTTGACAGCGGCAGTGCGTCCGCCATGACCCGGATTCCGCTCTTGGTCTCGATTTCAAGCCAAATCTTCCCCTCGGCATCGACCGCCGTCCTGACACGAGCGACCTCGTCCTTGTCAAGCAGAGCCGATTCAATCAACGCGAGACCTTGTCCAAGACGACCATTCGTCAAGAACATCATAATCTGCATTTCTTCGCCATGCTGAATGTCGGTGTTGATTTCCTTGAGGTCTTCTGGTTCTTGACCTTCAAGCATCATGCCACTGAGAGTCTTACTTTCGATTGCCATATAAAAAAATCCTTGCGATTGTTCTAACCATAAACTAGTTCAATCGCAAGGATAATGTTCAAGGATGGTTATTCTTAGATGCCGGTCAGCGAGTTTGCGACGTTTTCCTCGTCGGAAACGGCAGTTTCACCCACCTTGAGGTCGCCAGACTTGTCTTCCGGAGAGTTCAGCTCGTCCATGAAGCTATCGCTTTCACCAGCAAACGCGCTGGGATTGACTTGGTTCATCATGGATTCCGTGGAACCGTCATTCATGAAATCACCGCCGAAGGAGCCGCCACCGCCCAAGATGTCGCCAACGGCAGCGTCGGCAGAACCGATGTCGTTCTGTTCGCCGAAGTTCTGTTCACCCTGCAAGGTCACGTTGTCGGTATTCATGTTGGCGAGACCGTCGCGACCTTCCTTGCCATAGGCTTCGGGGAAGATTTCCTGAAGCTTACGGTCGAACTTTTCGAGCGACAAGTCGTCAGTTCCCGGATTCTTGAGATATTCCATGAATTCGGTTATCTGCTTGATGGTCACCGGCTGCTTTGTGAGGTTGGCGTAGAAGTTGAAGAACAGACGCCAGATTTCACCAGCACTCTTGGTCTTCATACCACCAAAGCCCGTATAGAACTCGTCACCGGTCAATGCGACCTTATTGTTGTCGCTGTCTTCCCCGGCGGCGGCCATCTTCTCGGAAACAACCTTGGCCAAACGGTCGAGCTGCGACGCGCCGCCCATCGGGCTGTCGCCACTCGTGTCAACGGTTTCCGTCTGGTCGATATTTTCCTCGACCCAGTCTTGGAAGTTAACTTCGGTACCAGGTTCGGTATTGTCGCCGTTCACGTCACCGGCACCGATTTGCGCAAGTTCATCGCCAGTGGGTGCCGGTAGGTCTGGCTGTTCGCCAGCGTTCATGTTGAACCGAGCCGCGTTCGGGTCTTGACCGTCCTCGGCCTCAGCTTCCATCAGATTGACTGCGTCGCATAGGTTACGTAACTTGGCGAGGTCGCCGTCTACTGATTCACGCAATAGGTTGCTCTGCTGAAGCATGGAATCGTTCACGTCGATAACGTCGGTGCCCATTCCGTTGGTATACTGCATGGTGTCAAGGTCAGCCCCGAGATCATACGAGTCATTACTTTCCAACAGCTCGTCGCAAGTCTTCAAGATAGTGTAACCGAAGTTGTTCAAGAACTGTGGAGAATCCAGCGACACCTCGTAAAGGTTGGACAGGTGGTTGTCGCTTTCGAGCTTCACCGTGATGTTCTTGTTCTTGTTGGGGAAGTACATCTCGACCAACACCTCATGGCCACGACGGTCAATGATGAACTTGCAGTGGGTTTCCTTCATGTCGATTGACTGCAGATTCAGACGGCAACCACGGTACTCGGTATTGGACACCGCTTCGGTAAAAACCTTCTTGTACAGAGTCTTCGTCGTAATGAGATTCTTGCCATAGGCAAGGTCGTCGTTAAGCTTGTATTCGCGCTTGTCCCAGTTATCGCCGTCTTGCGGCTTGGACACCGGCTTCAAGATCTTGTCGGTGATCATCTTGATGACCTTAGCCTTCGAAGGTTCTACCGGGCCGCTCTGGTTAGACACGTAGCTCATCTCCTTCATAGCCTTAATCAGGGCATCCTTATTAAATTTGACTTCCATGGCAACAATCCTATATGCGTTTACCTCCAAGTTTATATGTTCACGCAGAAAGCCAGCCGTTTCCGGCTGGCTTGAAAAAGAATAAAAGGAGAATTGTTGTACTTACATTACCAAGTCAAAACCGTTAGAAGCGGCTGAGCACTCGGCTGCCGCAGAATATAGTAAAATCGGGTCATCCGGGTCGGCACCGGGTACAAAACTGTAACCTTTCATAGCCATCTGCTCCGTTCCGTCAGGCTTGGCCACGTACATGATGTCTATGTCAAAATTACCACCGAACCCCTTCAGCATGCTGAAATAGGCGGCGGGGAACATGGCCACGCGTCCCGGACGGAACACCTTGCGAACCAGCTTGTCGTCGAGGTGACGGGTACAAGTTCCGTCAACACAGTATGTAATCTGCTGTGCGAGCTTACCCTTGATATACAGCTTCACGCCGCCTTCGTCGATGAACAAGGTCACGAACTTACAAGTCGGCACCAGCTTGAGCTTCTTATCGAAATCCTTCAAAGCATCCTCGGTGAAGCACACTTCGACTACGCGAACCATCTTCTGCTTGTCGCGAGGGTCCGGAATCTTTTCATCAGTCTTCTTGAAGCAGCTAGGGTCTGCCGTAGGGGTACGGCATGTGAGACCTTGCGTGGCGAATTTAACGTACTCGTAACGCTTGCCGCTGACCGAAATTTCCTGAGCAAGCTCCACGGTTCCACGTTTCGGATAGTTGATCGCTTCGGAGTATTTCATGAACTCGGTCAGCGAAAACACGTTGATTCGGTCAGCGGCAAAGCACATGTCCTTGGGACCGGCCGCGATGTGGGTCAGCAACGCTTGGTTCGGAATCGTGATTCGATACTTGTCGTCACGATGCTGCAGAATGGTGCAGTTGGCCTTGGTCACATTCGTGACGGTCTTCAGCAAGTCAGCGTACTGCTGGCTGTACTCAATGCTAATCGATTTGTTCTCGTCGAATAATGCCATAAAATACCTTCAATTCGGTAGAAAAGTAGTTGATTAAAGTTTGAATTGCAAATCCGGGTTAGCGAAGCTTATAAGCATGCGTTCGGCCTTGTTCCACTCCAAGCTTTGTGCTGCCGGATCGAAATCGGTACAGCCTAGGGAATCTACCTCTATCTGGAGCATCTTTACACCAAGACGTCTCATAATCATGGAAACCGCATACGGCACGTAGGAGCGACCGTCACCTAGCACATAGAACTTCTTGAGCTCAGCTATCATCTTCAGATAGCCGCCACGGACTGCAACGAACGGGCCGTCAAGAACGGCGACCTCGTGAGTACCGACACAGCTTCTCGTGCCGACCACCCGCTTACAGCGAAGCGAATCCTCCTTGGAATACTCACTGTACATGCCGTAGGTAGCCGGACACTTAATCCAGCTTCCGTCCGGCAGCGTATACTCATATCCAAACGGACCGACGGCTCCGTATTCGGAAGGAACTTCGTCAAGCTTCATGTAGAACGAAGGGTCGGAAATAATCGTACTGGACGGAACCAATATTATCCAAGACGGTATCGTACGAGGTTCCAGACGGACGATACTGCTTGCGACGCGAGCAATATTGGCGAACACGGAAAACACTTTAGGCTTGAGTCTGCATATAACCATGCTCAAGTCTTTCGCCTTGTACGTACAGTCGGTAGGCTCAAGGGAATGCTTCGAGTAGATATCCCATCCAGTACGGCTGTAAACAATCGTAACCTTTTCCGGTTCATTGCTGTATCGCAGAATGTTATTCGGCGTCATCGCGACGTCAGTTCTCGGCTTGATTCCCAGAATCTCGCGAATCTGGTTTTTCTCGGCCATGCGCGTCCTAGCCTCGTCGAGCATCTGCCTGACTTTCTCCTCGCGGCGAAACTCCTTTTCCTCGAAAGCGGCGCGTAGCGCAAGCTCTACCTCGTCATCGATCGGCTTGATTGTTATTTTAGCGTATTTCTTTTCCCTATATTCTTTAAGCTTGCTCCGAAGCTCGTTATAGTTGGTCTTGTCAAGCGCGTCCATGTGTCGCTTGCGATATTCGGTCAGCTCTACCGTCGGGTCAATTTCAACACCGGACTTTACGATTTCATCAACCTCAGTCTGCACCCATCCGAGACTGGCCGACGGAAACCGTCCAGTCTTGGCATTTTCCGCTGTACGTTCCTCGGCGGTATAGAGCTTTCCGTCATTGGCCAACATTTCATGGCACTTCCCAACGATATAGGTTGAAATCCAGAAATTCGTCTTTCCGAACTTGTTGCGAATAGCCGCACGGCTATAATACGGCTTACCCTCGTTGTAATACTTTCCCCGGTTATAGTAATCGTATTTATCGTCAAGGTATGACTTTTCAAATACATCATAACTACGCCAAGGACTCCGCTTGTCCGAAGTCTTTTGCGGTTCTAGATATCCAGTGTGAATAAAATACTTCACTTGAGTCTCAGTCGTCTTCAAGTACATCGCAGTAAGCGGAATAGACAGACGGTCGGCCAACGGCTTGTTACGTATGAGCTTTTTCGAACGATGCTTCGCCGTGTCAAGACCTTGCGTAACGTATTGAATAATCTGGTCTCGTGTCATCCAGCGGTATCTTCGTTTTCCGTCGGACAGACGGTTCCACCATACGGCCTCGGCCTTTCCTCGCCGGACTTCTCCCTTGAGGCGACCAGGTGTAATGCCGATAAATTCTGCGGCGTCGCGCATCTTCATCTTAGGCGGCAACCACTGCAGCATCTTGTACGGAACGTAATTCTTCAAGAACCGCTCGTAATCCTTGTAATAGATGAACTTTCCGTGCTCATCCGGACCTTCTTCGACAAGCTTGCCTTTCTTCACCAAGTTCAAGTAGGCAAACGCAGTAACGTCCAAGTCTGCAATAATCTCGTTAGGACGCCATTTTGCATAGGGGTGAGTCTTGCATGGCGGATCGATCTGATACGTGCGGAGCAACTGCAAGCACGTCTTGTAGCTGTAATGCTTCACCCGGTTCGCTGTAAGCTTGTACGGTATGCCCTCGAAGAAACCGCTTTTGACAAGGGATTCCACCGGACGGCCAGCGAAATCAGCCACATACTGTGCAGTCACATATTCAGGGACACCAAAACGTCGTAGACCTTGCAACATTAGAAATGAATCCCCAGAACGTTTTTAGAGTTCATCTTTTCTCGGAGCAACTGCCGTCTAGCACGGCGCTCCATCTGATCTCTTCGTTTCATGTCGCCATATTGCAGCGAGAATAAAATGTTGGCACCTTCGGCTGGACGAGAACGCTTTTCCAAGAATTCTTGGTCGACAAAGCCAAACTTATCCAAAGGCATGAGACCGGCCATTACAGAATCGTTGATGTCCTTTTCATTGATTCCAGTCCAGTCAAACCACTTGTAACCAAGCTCGGTCGATTCGAGACGCGCCTTACGACCGGCGTCGTCGTTATCCCAAATGAAAGTGCAATTATCCTTGTACTTCGAAATTTCCGGATAGTCTTCCAGTACATCCTTCAAAAACTTGACGCCACCGATTCCTATCGAATTCTTGATGAACGTCGAATCGATAGTACCTTCGAGAATGTAGAACGGCTTGTCAAAATCAATAAAATCAATATTATAAGCCTCGCGCCGTTCCCCCTTGAAATTCATGTAACGTAGCGAACTATCCGGTTTCAAGTCTCTCGCGTCAAACTGGTGCCATGCGCCTCCGAACTTGTAGAACGGAATGATTAGGCGGTTCTTGTACATGTTCCCCATCGGCTTTCCGTTTTCGTCAAGGATATACGCGCCGCCAGAATCCCTCTTCAAGAACTGCTCGCCTTCCAGACACACGTACCATTTCTCGTAAACAGCCGGGCGAATCATACGGTGCTTGCACAGTTCGATTGCGGTCTTGGCAAGGGGATGGTTATCCAAGATGGAAATGATTTCACCGTCTTCAAAAGGCAAGTCAGACGGAGCCTTCTTTTCCTCGACCTTCTTGTCCTTGTATTCCTTATCCGAATTGTCGAACCCCATGAAAAGGAGCTTCGTATACACATCGTCGGCATTCTCCTTGAAAAACTGCATCACGTGCTGAGAAACGCCGCACTTGTAACAAATGAATTTCCACGAATTCTTGTAGACGTAGGCTTTTTTCTTGTTTGGATGATTCATATCACCGCAGAATGGGCAGACGAAGTTATAGCAGCTATTCGACTCCTTCATGGCACGGTCGTTGAAATGAGTGCTTACCGCCTCATCCAAAGCCGCATACGGTATGTTGTCGTAAGAAAATGCCATCGTTTAAAACCCAAGAAAAATGGCGGCCACCAGTTACGATGGCCGCCAAGTCAACAAGTCAACAAATCAGCCGTTCATTAGAACGGGAGGTCGCCATCGTCTTCAATCTGCGGAAGCTGCTCAGCGGGGGCAGGGGCAGCCGGCGCAGCGGCGGGTGCGGCCTTCGTCGTCTTCGCGAAGTTGATCAGCTCATCGTCACCAGACTGCTGAGGGGCAGCAGCCTCGGTAGCCGGCTTCTGGAAAGAAGCGGCGGCCGGTGCGGCACCGCCGAAGTACTCGGCAGCGTTCACAGAGGTGGTACGCGGCTGTTCAGCGGCGTAGTTGGGATTGGCTTCCGGAGCGAAACCGGCCTTGCTGTAGGCGGCGTTCTCAGAACGCTTTGCGACATCGTTCATGAAGTCTGCGTAGATCTTCGCGGCTTCGTCTTCGGACGGAACGTCCTTGAGGAATTCGGTCAGGTCATAGCACTTGTTGAGAATCTCCAACATCTCTTCCTTGGTATCGGCAAGCGGAGAAGATTCCTGAGCATAGCAAGAACCGTCGTAAGAAGTCATCTTCTTTGCCGGGTCCCAAGTGACGGTGACTTCATAGTCGACACCATCAGCCGGAGAGTGCGGATAGAAGCGACGCTTTTCCTTGTTCTTGCGGTCACGGAGGCTACCCAGACGAGCGGTCTGGTCGTTACCCTTGGACTCGGCGTTGGCCGAATCGTCAAACGGTGCACGGAGTTCGCGGTCGATAGCGTCGGTATGACGCCACACCTTCACCTGACCGTTGTTATTCGGGTCATTGTCGTCTTCGCGGACGAGGACGTTGGTAAACCATTCCGGACGAGAACCCATCGAAGACACGGCCTTTGTACGGGCGTCATCCTTACCGTAGAGCTTGACAAATTCATCGTAGCGGTTCCACAATGCGTCACAAATCGGGCAGCTCTTCTGACCGGGAATGGACTTGCAGCATTTCACCTCACGGTGCATCTGACCAGATCTTAAGTGGTGGTAAAGAACCTTCACACCAGGATAGGTCTTGTTCTTGAGACCTTCAATACCCTGCGGAAGAAGACGGACGACGGCGTCGTAATTCGGACTCTTTGCGCTAACGCGAGGCTTCCAGAGACGCGAGTCGGATTCGTAGGTTTTGCCAGTAGCCTGAGCAAGGTTGGACACCCCATCAATGGTGAGGATGTCAAGGGACATATCAGTAGACATAGGGTTTTTCCTTTCTAAGGGATTCTTAGGGTTATGGGTTTTTTCTTTACTGATGGTTCGAATTGTAGAAAAAGGAAATTTGAATTGCAAATTGCCAAATTTCGCCATTTTCGCCAATCCGACAGTAGTTTATCATTTCTTGGTTATGTATTGATACTTAATTCCATACTCATTCAATATTTTTTCAATGACCGGGTTTGGCTTAACCAAAACGCATGAATTAATACGACAGCGACGTGTAGAAGCTTCAATTTTCTTTGAAACTGCCAATATCGTATCTACAATATTTTGACCGTCGCTTATCATAGACCATCTGTTAGGATCCAGCTTCATTTCCATTCTGGTCTCCGTTAACCGCTTCTTGGTGTTTCTGCTGATAAGTCAAAGCAGCAACCGATTTGGCATGGTCAATCGCGGCTTGCAACTGTTCGCCGAGGTTATCCGGCAGCTTGTAATCCTCTTCGTCAATGTGAATTTCGCCAAGCCTATCCTCGACTTCCTTAAGAAGCGCGTCAAAGTCCCACGTAATCTGGGATGCGACAATCTTGTTGATTTCGCACAGGTCGGCGAACTTGGACGCATCTCCGGTAAGCTTTTCGTTTTCGACTTCTTCTTCGACACCATTCGGGTCGAAGTCGTCACGGATATGAAGCGTACCGTCCTTATCCTTGAACATGATCTTGGCGGCATCAACATCAGCCATCTCAGTCTGCTCGGACGCTTCCTCGTCGTCACGCTCAAATTCGGGCGCGGATTGCATATACGATTTACCGATAAAGCGGTTCTGTTCCTGAACACGAGCAAGCCAGTTCTTGTAGGCTGGAGTTTGCACCATCACTGCGGTACCGGCACCGCCAGCACCTCTGCTACCCATGTTCACGATGGCATTGGTGAGCTCCTTGGACTCTTCCTTGGCCTTTTCCTCCTTGACCTTCATGTCGGCTTCATGCTTCTGGGAAATGGCCTTAAAACTCGTTTTCACATCAAACTTGGACATCTTCTTTACCTTCCTCGCCATCTTCGTCTTCGTCGTCCATTACACCGAGGCCAGCCAGCATCTCGGCTTCCTCTTCTGGGTTGTCCTCCAACAGTTTCTCCATAAAGTCGTCGTCATTCGTGGTCGTGTACTGCGGAGCCTCTTCCTCAACTGGCTCGTCTTCCTTCTCGACCTTCTTGGATCCGGCCGACTTCGCGGCACGTTCCAAATCGTCTTCGGTCACCATAATGCCACGTTCCTTGGCTACCAACAGCTTGACGTCGTTGTCAAGAATCGCAGTCAGTTTCGTAGCGTCGACCATCCGTTCCACCGCCACGAGGATTTCCATCATTCCGAAATCCTTCTTGCAATACCTATCATAGACATACCATAACGCCGAGTTAAGCTTTTCACGGTGCTTCTTCAAGGTCGCATCCGGCATAGACAGCACGATACACACGTCGTCTTCAAACCGGGGCGTCATCAAATAATTGTTAATCACGTCCACGATAGCGGTCGGTTTGGTATTGACCAACACCATTTCGTCCAATGTTTCACCCGGATTAGAATGGTCGTCAATAACTTCCGGCACGTCATCCTTGAGATAAGCCGATAAATCCATATATTAACCTAATGGAGTTACCAGCTAAATTAGTTCAAAGATTACACGAGAGCACTCATGTCGCTAAAACTGGCCAACGCCGCCTCTTGTTCGGCACCCGTCATGGGTGGTCGGGACTTCTTAGGAACCGGTTTAGCCCGGTTGAGCTTGCCGCCACCTCCAGATGCGCCGCCGTACATCGCGCCAACCGTATTCTGGACTACCTCGAACTGTTCTCGAGCGATGTGCTCCTTTTCGATGTCCTCCTTGGTCGCTGGGTACCACAGCATAGTCGCGTAGTCTCGCTTGGTATAGAACGGAATCTCGTTCTCGCCGAAGCGGTTCTTCTTGATCATGTGGAAGTACATGTTGAGACCCTTGAGGATATGGTCTATCGTGATGGTAATCATCAAGTCGGCGGTCTCGTTATATCCAGACGACTCGCGTACCGATTCAAGACCGGCATCCAGTGAAGAATAGCCGGAACGACCGAACTGGATCGCGGAGAGGCCGACCATGTTGCGCTCGATACAGATTTCGCGAATCTGCTCTGCCTTCGCCTGACCGTCCTTGTACATGTTCTCCATCATGCCCGGACGCTGATTCGGCTTCATGATGCCGATATAGTCAATGACGAGCATGTCAGCCGGTGCGCCGACCTCGGTCTCGTATTCGTCAAGGAGCGCGTCGATCTCGTACGGCGTGGTCGTGGTCTTCATGCGCTTGATCTTCAAGCGTCCCATCTTGTTCACACCGGATAGGCGAGCGGCCTCGATCTTGGCCTTGCATTCCTCGGTCGAAATTTCGGTGACTTCGTACTGGTCGATACCAGTGAGGTTCGCCGCCATACGACGCCACAAGTATTCCTCAGAAAGTTCCAAGGAAATGTACATAACGTTGTAACCAGCCCTGATTGCATAGCAAGCTTCCGAGCAGAGAACGAGCGTCTTACCGACGTTCGGCTGGCCGACATAAAGACACAGCGTCTTCTTAGGATAACCACCAGTAGATGGGTCGTCCTTGCGTTGTGCCGTCCAGAAATTGACGTCGGTAATACCAGAAGGAATCGGCTTGGAGATTTCCTTCAGACGACGTTTGGCCTCGTCGATGTCGTCGACAAGGTCTAGGCCGAGGGACATGTGCAGCGAGAAATTGACCTTGTTCCTGATAATCGGAATCAAGTCGCGCACGGCCTCGATATTGTTTTCGTAAATATGAACTGCGGATTGCTTGAGAAGGTTAGTCACCGCCTTTTCTTGGTAGAACGTCTCAAGCATGTGAATCAAGAAGTCTTGCTTCGGCGTAGGCATCTTGGTGTTGCAAATTTCCATGATGCGGTTACGCGCCTCCTCGGCGAACCCAGTATTGTCAAGACCCAATACAAGCTCTTGTGCATCCGGCGTACGACGATACTTCCTGATGAACTTGTTGACGATGGACACGACTTGCTGGTTTGTCTTGTCGTCGTACAAGGTCGGGTCAAGAAACGGCATCATCTTCTGCGACATGATTTTGTCGGCAAAGAAGGTGCGGATAACTAGGTCTTCTCGTGTTAAATTGTAAACTTCTTGCATAGTAAAAATTTGAAAAGGGTAAAAGGGTGTCGCATGCTGCACGACACCCTTAAACCGTTAAGCAGCACTCTCGTCCGGCTTCATCATCTTCTTGGCCTGTTCGGCCATGAACTTCGCTTCGGCCTTGATATTCTTCTCGGCCTTCTTCGTAGCTTCTTCGACGGCTTCCTCGTCGATGTCGATGTCTTCGTCGTCACGGCGGAGCTTGGGCGGACGGAACTTGTACTCGGCCTTCACGTACTCGTTGATGGGATCGAGAATCGTTCCGAGGCCAGACTTTTTGGTAAGACCCTTCATGGTGCAGACCTTCCATTCAGTCGGCTCCTTGTTCGGGTCCTTGATAACCCAGCAGTCCTTCAAGGTCTTCTTTCCGGTGTCCTCGTCGATAGGCTTTTCGAGGTCTGGATACTTTTCCTTGGTGTACTTCTCGATCAAGCCAGCATTTTCAGCGATGCGCTGCAGACCGTAGTAACGGTCGATACCACGGTCATAGTCGACGTAAATCTGCCCCTTGAGCTTGGCCTTCACGAGACGGCTCTTGGTTACCGTAGCGTTCAGAATAACGCCGGTCACGTCACCATCCTTACCAGCCTTTTCATAGGTCTTGTAAAGGCTAAGAATGATGGATGCGGAGAACTGAGCACCTTCACCACCAGCAATCTTTTCCGGGTTGCCGAACATGGCTCCACTGGAGTCCATGTAGATGTGGTTGGTGATGAACATGGGTATACCAAGGTTCGCACAGCGGTTCGTGATGCTGCGGTACATACCAGCCAAGAGCTTGGCCTTGGTCATGTCAGACTTGATTTCACCCTTGGTGGCGTCGTTGATGGCCTTCTCGGTAGAAAGCTCACCCTGAGAGTCGAGAACAATAGCGCACTTGCGCTTGAGCTCGATGCTGTCGCCACGGTCTTCTTCAAGCTCGTTGATGATGTTGTTGACAGAGATGAAGAACTGTTCAACCGTAGTAGGTTCCTTGATGAGCTTGTAATGGCCCGGAATGAAGCCATTCTGCTCTTCCAAATCTTCTTCGATGGTTTCACCTTCGGTATCGTACCAAAAGATGAAATAGCCTTTCTGCATGAGGCTATATGCGAAGTTATTCTTCGCGATGAACGATTTACCGGACTGCTGCTTACCAGCAACCATGATGAAGCGGTTCAAAGGGAATCCGCCGAAAAGGTCACCAGATAGTAACGCGTTGAACATATAAGATCCGGAATCGCAATATCCGAAATCGGGGTGACGGATGAGTTTGTCGGCGTAACGGTCGTTGACCTTGATCTTGTTGAAGAACGAGTAGTCGTCGTCCGCGACAGTGGGTTTTGTGGGTTTCTTGCTTGTACTTGCCATATTGGGGTTTCCTTTAGTTTGTGGTTCAAGTTAATAAAAAGAAATTTGAATTACAAATGCGTTCAAAACGGAGATTTTGGGTCATTGCACTGGTAGCTTATACATTTTTCTCTGGAACGGAAAGCAAATCGACGCCTCCTTGAAGGGTTTTCCATGCGTCTTCCTTGGACATAAGTGGTGTCATGAACACGTCAGTACGGTCAAACTTAACCTTAGTCCACGGAAATTTTGCATCTTTTATCTTTAAAGGGGTCTTGGTTAATATAACCACTGGTTTAAAATTGGCCATTTTCTTCAAATCGTACATACCTTTTGGACCCGTTATTTCGAGTTCACAGCAATCTTTCACCACATTCGTCACTTTCACGGAAATCGGTTTCGTAGACAACTCAAAATAAACCAAAAGGTCGCCGCCGTAATGGTTGAACGCCGCCGCCGAAGGGTCGCTAATTATGCGAAGGTACTTCTCCAGATCAAAATATCCGACTAGATGCATGTATCTCGGCATTTCCCTACTGGTATAGACATACCTCGCTATAACCGGTTCGTACAGTTTTCCGTTATTCAACCCCAAGTGCGTCATCATGTCGTGAATCTTGGCCAAATCCTTCTTTTCGCCACTTTTGAGCGAAATTCCGCGTTTTGCGACATCTCGGAGATATCCGTTGTCGTTCTTGAACTTGGAAACGAATGTGTGTCCGGCTATCGTAAACCGAGAATCTTCCGGAAAGTAATTAAGCGCATTGACAATGTCTTGGACATCATTACTTTTGGCGTCTATATGGTCATTGACGATGAAAAGGTTGACCGTCTTGCCTATCAAATGAAACGCCGGCATCATTATACCGTTGGAATTACGATAGCTCTCTTCTCGGCCTTGTACATAGTTATGGAACTGCCCAAAATCGTCAACCATGCCAAATTCATTGGCAACATCCATATACTCGGACTTGTAATCCGATACATAGACTATCTGACGGTCTCCCACTTGCTGGATGAGCATTAAACGATCCTACCACGGTTCTTGAATGTAAACTTCAACATTTCGGTTCGTGCCGTCGGCAACACCACCGCAAGCACTAAATTATAACATCCGTTCTCGTCGAAGATACACGAACTGCGTTCCGGGTCAATTTGCACCCTAGGCTCATACTTTTCGACCGTCTCGATACATTCCTTCAACAAGTCAATTTCGCCCGTTGTATTACCAAGCGTAAATATGCGATCCTCAATGTGGGTACCGAAATTCTGGTTGAAAAGGCGTTCACCTTGCGACGTCAGCAAGCATGAGTAGACGTTCTGCAGCAAGCTTGTCTCGTCGGTAACTTCCTTGAAGTTACTGTAACCTAGGTCACGGTTATATAGAGCCGACCGACTTGTTTTTCCAGTTATTTCACCCGGATTCTTTTTTGCGGCTAGCCTAACATTGCGCTTCGTCAAGTCATTATTGACATATACCGTTGTCGGATTGGTCAAAACAACTTCCTTGTTACGAACCTTCTTGAATACCTGTACTTGTGACACACCGGCCACTGTCTCAGGTACCAAGACGTCAATGTAATACGGCGAACCGTTCATAATGACGGCTTCTACGCCATTGATCTTCACGACGTTATCGTACAAGGAATTTCCAAAAGTCGCATCTGGGTCGTCAACCTCGACCCTGATTATCTTTCCCGGCTCCGTCGACGGATTCTCCACGATGATGTCAAACGGTTCTTGGCCGAGGACGGCGTCTTCGCCGCCAGTCACGATAAAGTACGGTACCATGTCGCCGGATTCGGTCGAATTGAACTCGATGACCGGATTACCGCCACTCAACATTTTCATACAGACGGACGGCGAATATGACGTGTTGCCGGAAAGCCACTGCGCGAGAACAATCGAATCTATCTCAAAATCGACATAACTGTTGTAGCTTCCGAGATCCGGCGTATTTTCGCCTAAATTCGGCATATCCATCAATGCGGGGTTGGTCAGAGAAGCCGTAGCTACCGGAATCTGCGTTACATGCGTCATAACCTCGTCATAAGACATATCCTCGCGCCATCCGTTCGAATCCATCTGATACAGTGAAACCATAGCCTCGCTGTAACTCATCTTTGCTACATACATGCGGAGCCGTGCGCTCTGACCATAGTCCACTTCCATAGTGATATTAGGGAACTTGAGACAGATGACCGACGGCGTGTTGCCGCCAGCGCATTTCAACGTCGGCTCGCCGATATGAATAACGTCGTCGTCCTTGGTGAAATAGGTATCGAGATACGGCGTCACGAAATAGGTATTCGTAGTATGGTCGTACGGTGACGCATCGGATACGCGTACCGTTCCGGACATACCCCAATTCACCGGTATCGCTGCGGACGGAGTTCTCGGAGCGAACAGAACGTTTTCCTCCACATCCAATTCAAGTTCACTGGTTCCTTCATATTCAACGAAGACTCCATCCGAGGCAGTGTCGACAACTTTGAACGCATTTGACTGAATGTAAACCGTATCGCCTTTTTCGAATCCGTTCGTCATGTCCAGCTTAATGGGGTAACTTTCTGGGTCACATCCGCTGAGTTGTTCATACACGTAGGCGACCCACTTGCAACACGTCCAACCGGTTCCGTCAATTACCAAAGTTTCGCTCGGCATTACATAGTGGTTAGTCACATAAGTAAACGTCGTCGACGTGACTGATACAAGCTTAAACGTACCTATTATTCTCATGCCATCCGGGCCGAGTACATGGTGACATGCGTAATCAGCATTGTATATAGTTATGGCGTCGCCTTTTTTGAAACCATGTTCCATTGCGGTCGTTACTGTAATCTGGTTGCCGTCAACCTTGATATTATCGACTTCCAAATCCGTTGCGTCGGCCATTTCTATCAACACGTTAGCCGGATTTTCCAGCGAACCGTCAACGATAGATTCTCCGCCGACGTCACCGTCACCGACAAGAGTAATGCTTGTTCCGGACGTGTCCAACGGAACCACGATTTCACAGTTAAACTCGTGCGCGTCAATACGAGGCGGTCTGAACGAACAGTTCCAATCGTCATACAGCACACCGCTAACACCATTAACAGTAAGACCTTCGCCTTCAGTGCCGACATAGGATAGCTTTCCAGAATATGTCAAGAACAGACGCGCCCTATACCGCTCGTCAGACACCGGCGTAATCCCGGTTATGGTAAAGTTCTTGTCGCTGTATGAAACCTCTATCGGCATGATTAAACCTCGTCACTGTCAATGTCGTTCAAGTCGTCATCCTCTGTATCAGACGGTTCCTCGGTCGGCTTCGGTTCAACCGTAGGCTGTTCTGCCGGAGCCTCCGGTTGAGGAACTTCTTCATGCTGTACAGGCTGTTCAACCTTCTTCGGAGCTTCATGATTCTCTTCCGGCTTGCTAGTAGCAGCCGCAGCGTGAATAGCCTTATCCAACACGCCGACCGCCGCAGCCGACGTTTCATTCTCGCCGCCGTTAATGAGCGTACGCAAAGCCGTGTTGATCTTGACAAGCGGTTCGGGCATCAAGTTGTCAACATCGTCACTGCCGAACACGGAAGACTCGGATGCCTTTTCCACCCATGCAGAAGCATTGTCAAGGTATTCACCGAGTGTCATCACACCCTTGACCATTCCATTATACTTCTTGGCCAGATTGAACCCGGTATATTTATCCATCAGGTCAACGTTAATCTTGGCATTCTGGTAATTCGAAGCAATATCAGATGCCTTGCGTTTTTCTTCAACCTTTTCCAAATCAGCGCCGACATACGTCTTGATTGTAGGAGACAAGAGCTGATATACGCTTTCTTCGTACAGCTTCAGATTGCTCACGGCAGCCTTCGCGTTCTTCACAAGCAATTTGTGAGAACTGTCAGATACATTGGCGTTGATCGCGTCAAGAATACGGTTCATTGTATTTGCATAGCGGTCAAGCGTAATGCGCTCGCTTCCCTTCGGAATCGTATTGGACGCAAACCGCACGTTGCGGTTGGCGAAGATTACGTCAAACGCGAACGGCGCATTTTCCTTACCAAACATGCCCTTGGTAGACTCAATGATGTAATCGCTGACACTGGTAGCATAGTTAGCGAAATTGATATACGGGTCGTCGCTCTTTTCGGGTGTCTTAAATTCGGCATGCTTCCAAGCGGTGTCCGGTCTGGAACCGTCACCATTCAACGCACTCGCCAGCATGTTCAACACGCCAACACTAGTCTTGAGCTTAGACTTACGTGTCTCAATCAACGCGATGATTTGATTCTTGCCGGAGTTGTCCATCTGGTCGCTAAGCATTTTATGACCACGCAGAATATTGGCGTCAACCTGGTTGGCCAACGCATTTTCAGCATCCGTATTCATGACGTGCTGACGTTCTTCCGTAGACTGAGTGGAATGGGTTTCTACCGACGTCATCGTTATCGGCAGCTCGTCCGACTTAAACAACTCGCTAACCGCCTTTCTGGGGTCGACAAACGCACCGCTAACTTCGATTCGTTCTGAACAGTCAATGTCAATACCGTACGTCATCCCGGTACCCTTGACGCCATTTATCGTAAGCACACGCGGATTTTTCTCGTCGCCAGCCTTGATTTTATAAGTGATTTCAGACAACGGCTTCACTACGGCAATATCGCGATCGATGTTATACTTCTCGCGCAGCTTCTGATTAATCAACATCGCAAGCCGCTGAGGTATATTCTTGATGCCGCCAGCTTCCAAAGGACAAACTATCACCTTACCAGTCCGACCGCCGGCCACGTCACGGCTATCGTATAGCGTATAGGTACACAGATGGCCTTTCAACTTGTTCAAGTCGCCGACCTTATTGGCGACCGCATCCAGCGTGAACCAACATTGTTGGCCGTCGAATACACGACCAGTGTTTGACTTGACGTCGCTAACGTCGTTCTTGATGGACTTATCAGAAAGCACCATCGAAAAAAGACTGCAGAACTGCTTATTCAGCAAGTTTTCCAGAACGTTCGTATTAGTCATCGCCGAGTTAAGACGGACGGCCAAGTTTTCCATGTATTGGGGATTACCGATACGTTTAGTAAGTTCTTGATAGCGATACAACTTTGCCGGGTCACTCGCATCTGGCGCGACTTCTTGATAAATGTTCTGTCCGTTTACCTTATCCACGAGCTTCATGTAACGAAGACCCATCAACGACTGCATCCAGCCAGTAACCGTTTCTGCGTTAAGTACAGGAGGCTTTACATTGCCGCGAATAAGTTCTGGCATCTGCATTTTCCGATTCCAAGCAGTAAGCAATACGGCAAGTGTTTTGCGAATAAGGTCAACATTTGGATTTCCTAGACCAGCCATAAATTCCTCCATTACTCCGCTTCCGGTATGCTAGCCATTGTGTAAGACAACGCATACGGATCAAGCCACAGCGAACCATAGGGTTCAACCGTCTGTTTCTCGGTATTATACACGATGCGTTTCGTCTCTGCATCGTACGGACACTTCACCTCCACAGCCAAACCAACGCCCAAAAAATCTTCAACAATAGCAGACGACTGGCGACCGTCGTTGATAATCATACCGCCAGCGGTCACATAGATACCGTCACGTTCAGCATTAGACACACCGACTTTCGCATAACAAGTAACACCGGCTTGTTCCAAACGAGTCGCCTCGGCTTCACTCACGTCAGCATACTCACATCCCGGTTTAAACTTTTCAATGGCCCCGTATTTCAGAGCATCCTCGGCCAACGGGCTCAGGAACAAGATTTCCTTTGACTTCAGTTCGGCATCGTCAATATAATCGTCATCGCCGTCAATATCTGGGTCAAGCTGGTGTAATGAAACATGCAACTTATGGATCAAATCACGGTACTTGACAACCACGTTCCATACATTCGGAATAAATGCGGTAGCATACAGTTTTCCGCCATTGGCAAGAGCTTCGGCATATAGTTCACCCACAGAAATCTTATGTACATCCTTAAACTTAGCTTCCTTCATAACCAAAGCGTCACGTGCAGTCTGCGTAACTTGGTGATACTGTTCAGCTTGTCCAAGCCGCTTTGCATTACGCTCGTCACGAATCGTCCGGTTCTTATCGCCGTAAAGTTTCATAGCTTGGGAAATCTTATCAAGGACGTTCACTTCAACACCCTCACGGTCAGTAATCGTCAAATAATTAGATAGACGGTTGTAGCTATCCTTAATATCTTTCAATGACAGTCCGTCTGGCTCGCCGACCTTAAATTCGGTAAGCATGTTGCCGATAATGCTCATTGCGCGGCTTTCCGGACTATCGGTATTCACATACACGTTTTCCTGAGTCTTACGGGCTTGTTCCTTTTGTGCTTGAAACGCCTTGATAGCGTCCTTCACCTCTTTACTCAGTGCCATAGAATAATCCCCAAATGCTATTCGCAGTTTATATCCTTTATAACGGAAAAACGACCCCGATTGAGGGTCGTTTTATGTAAGAAGGAAGGAATTATGAACTAAATCAAATACTCTGGCAACTCGATAAGTACCGGCACTTCGTCGTCATCGTTCAGACTTTCGTCGGTAATCATCGGCACGGCGGCCAACTCGGACGACTCGTCATCATCATCTTCGGGGCCGTTGGCCTCTTCGTCCAGAACATGCAAAGCCTTCATCAAGATAGCGTAATTCTCGATCATGTCGTCTTCGTCAAACACGAATATATCGTTAGGGATGTAACCCGCGCTCAATATACTCATCGCGAACTTGTAATAACGCCGCTGGTTAGGAATCCATACGTCAAACAGCATGCCGTTCTTATTGGCCATAGTTCCAAGAGGCACAATGTCCGGTTCACCGCCAATAAGCAAGACTTCCATACCTTCCGGAAGACGGTCAACCTCGTTTAGCGGGTCGTTGCCGAATTCCTTGTTCGGTCTGATTGCACGAGAGACCGTCCGGTCAATGGAATAGATGTCGTACATGTACCCACCGGGCTTGTAAATCGCGCCCCAGTATTTCATCTTGTCATTCTTGGCGAACGACTTGGCCAAGTCGAAACTGATATCCACCGACGGAATAGCCGGGTTCTTCTGGATATACTCGCTTACATACTTAGTGACATCGCTGGACGGGTCTATGAATCCGGCCGATACAACCTTGTTGCTGTTTTCGGACATGAGAGCCGCCATCATACTATTGTCGCTCGTAATAAATTCCGGATCGTACTCGTCGGTGCCTTCAAGCTTGACACGGCTCGACATGATGAACGGGACGCCATCGAGAATCAGCACGACTGAATATTCGCACCGGGCGTACATTCCAAGCACACCGCTGCACGAGAAAACCTTTATAGGAGCGTACCAATACTTCTTGTCAATAATGCAATTCTCGATGAACGCCTTGAATTCATCGGTCATACTCGTACCTTCCAAGTCGGAAAGGAAGATCGAATACAAGGAATCGACCGTGGTATACCCACGCTCGATTGTAGTCAGTTTTCTTCCGGAATTCCAGCCGTCCGAAATGTAATCCGCTATTTTTCGCACCGTACGGCCAGTCAAAGACCGTTTCCAACCAGAGACGAGCGTTCCAAGAACTTTCTTTTGGAACCCGGCAATTTTAGAAACAGTCCACTTGCGGAAATTAGTATTGAATGTCCGGACGCTTGGGATCTTCAACTTCAACATAGTCAAATACCGGACCTAGAACCTTGCACCACTTGTGGTACAGCTTGTGAAGGATGTCGCCATGTTCCGTCAACCGGGACTCTTGCATGTAGTTCAGCTGGCGCACGGCGGCCTCGCCGATACCGGGAGGGAAATCGGTGACGTCCACGTCGGTATAGAAATCGTTCTCGGCGACCGGCTGGCCGTTGCTGTCCATCGTCAAGCCAGCCTTCTGCTTGTCCTCGACGGATGGAGTCAAAATCTTCTGTACCTGTTCGTACTCGACACGGAGACGCCACGTGCACGGCAGCGTCTGGATACACCCGAGCGCATACACGCGGTCGGTCACGGACATCTTGACAATTTTCGGTTCCTTGGTGGTCTCTGTATTCATACAAACCTCGTTTAACGCTAAATTAGGTCATTTATGCGACTATTGCGCATTTCTTGAGCAAAATTAGCATCATTCTTGTTTATTTCCAAATCCACGGCAAAGCGGAATTTGAACTTGCCGATTTCCTTGAAAATAGGCACATGTTCCATTTCTTTCGGAGTGAACGAGATGTAGGACGACCAATTTCCAATCTTCACTAGGCGGGTTACGCCAAGAACCAAATCCTCAATGTTTAATCGCAGCCGGGTGTTGATTACTCCGTCTTCGTCGAACGACGCCTCGTAGTTAGTTTTTGGCTTGTAAGTGATTATCAGATTTCCGTTCTCGCCGCCATACTGACCGTTGTTTCCGGCACCTCGAATCATTTCCTTCAGAACACCCGGACGATAAAAAACCGTCTTATTGACTCTCTTACGCGTATACCCCTTGCCGTCACACGACTTGCAAGTGTGGACAAGTATGTTGCCTTTTCCCTTGCACTTGACGCACTCGGACTTTTTCCCGTCCTTGACTACATAGCCATAGCCGCCGCAAACCGGACACTTGCACTCACGGTTTCCGCCAGTTCCTCCGCAATCAAGGCATTCGCACATGCGCTTGAACTTGATGGGCATCTTCTCGCACCCAGACAGATATACGTCCATCGGAATGTTGACCGTAAGCTTGATGTCGGTACCGTTCCTCATACGGGCGTCCGGCTGGGTGGGCGGCTTGCCGAAGTCACGAGCGACCGTCGGTTTTCCGAAGACCGTGGCCATCATGTTGAAGACCGCCGTATTGGCGTTGGACTCGTCGTACTTCTTACGCGATTCCGGCTTGCCGATTAGCTTGTAAGCCTCGTTCAACTCGACCATCTTGGTATCATCGCCGTTATTCTTGTCCGGATGGTACTGTTTGGCAAGCTGTTTGTAAGCCTTGTCAATTTCATCTTGGGTCGCGCTGAACTCCACTCCTAAAACTTCGTATGCGGTCATGTTGTCACCTCTGAACTGATAAACTACATCAAAAGTATCGGAACGCAGTATGGACGCCTTTAAATTCATCAAGGACTGCATGAAGCAGTGTGCTAACGGCAAGAAGATCCGTGAATCATTCCAGCCCAAGAAGGGCAAGGAGAAGCGCAAACACGCAAAGGTCGGATTCCCCGAATACGGCTTCAGCAGCGTACCAGGCGAACACTTTGGACCCTCGGCACACGCGCCGGCCAGCACCGGGCCTATCGTAATGGGTACGAGCTCGGTAGGGACGTCCGGACCGGTCGCCGACATCGGCATGGGCTCCGGAGGTGCTTGCGGCGAGTCGGTGGACTACAAGAGCGTTGACGCCATCTTGGAAAATTTCGAAAAAGAACACCCGTCCAGCGACATCGTCGGTGAAATCCGCCAGCTGTTGGAAAACGTCAAGAAGGGGAACGGAATCCTCTACCATAGTTGCGACGGCATGTCGACTCCGAAGACGGAATCGGCCAACCCGGCAGCGGTGGACGACTCGCAGCTTTCCGCCTTGGCGGCGGCATGCGAGGCTTCACTCAACGCGTTCCGCAACTATACCGGTTTCGACTATACGTCGCTCAGAAAATAGCTTGCGTTGGCAAGGTTATCTTTTGCAAAAGAAGAGCAGTGACTTGAGTCACTGCTTTCCTTTTATTCTCCGGCACCGTGGACTTCCGGGACGAACTCTTCTTCATCGTCGTCCGCCGTATCAGTCTTATTCGGAACCTGTTCCGGCGTCGGCTTAGGTTCTGGCCGCTTTGCGATGGTCGGCGCATCCGCCTTGGGCTTAGGCGTCGGAGACGGCTTCGACAGGTCATACATCGGCGTTTCCGCGTCGTATGCACGAGATTCCGGATTGAACTTCTTTCCAGTCAATACGCCAATCTGAACGACAAAAGCGTTAGCGATGTCTTGGTCGCTCGGATTGCCACCGCGTTCCTTCGCTGCGATATCATAGGCCGACTTGAACGCGGCTACATAAGCATCTTTGGTCAATATGCCTATGCTTCCCACCTTTACGAGGTCGTCGCCGATGAGTTCAGCATGCGCTAACGATAACGCGTCCGCACTCAAGGCGGTTTCTTCGGACACCTTGGATGATTCGGCAGTCTTCTTCAAATACGCCAGATACTTCGGCTTAACACCAGTAATATACGTCATAACCAACTGGTTCATATAGTCTTCGGCGAGTTCGGTAAATTCGCCGTCGTTGATGTTTTCCAGATCAACACCATTCGCATGCAGCTGGTTAGCGATTACATTAAGCCAGTAATAAAGCGTCTTGAGGTCAAGAACCAGATCGGCATCGGCAATAACTACCGTGCGACTGGAATTGCCGGGAACCAAATACTTCGAACGAGTCAACGCCTTCATCACGTTACGAGCAACCACGTGCGATTCGTCAGAATGGCTAACACTGTAATTCGGGTCCATACGGAGGTGTGCGAGCCGTTTTCTAGCCGACTGGGACGGAATATCCTTTTCGCCAACCCTGCGGTCAACTAAACCGTTTTCCATGTCCTTGGTAAGCTGTTCCTTGAGGTTAGCCGCAGCTTCCTTCCAAGACTTGGCCTTGGCACGGTAACGGCAAATGCTGTTCACTACAGCGCGAAGGTTCTTGTTCTCGTCGCCACTGTTATCGCCAAAGTAACCGATCGGTGCACCATCACGAGACTTCATGCTCTGAAGCATGTGCAAGATCGCATACATCATCTTGAAGCCCGGACGTTCCATCATCAAGCGACGGTCGGCGAGCGAACCACAGTACATATCGGTTGCGGCCATGACGTCCTTGATGCCAAGCTCGTCCGGGATAGCGGCTACCAATGAAACGACACTGTCAATCCAATGCTGGTCAACCGTGGAGATTTCGTTCGACAGACGTTCCGGGAAGACATTAAGCTCGGAAGCAATATCTCCCATGTCGTCAACCGTATAATTCTCGTCGCCAGATATCAATGCTTCCTTAGCCTTTTCAATCATAGCAGCACGAGCGTTCTTCTGACCCAATGACGTCGTAGCCACTATAACATCTGCAATCGGAGTTTCCAAATCATTGGCGAGTTCATAGATAGACTTCACGGCAGCTTTCAATGCTTCCGAAGTCTTGCCATTCTTCAAGTCGACTTCTCCAGTCAACTCGTCGATCGTTCCGATACGGTTAGCAATCTTGGAACATATATACTGACGAGCCGACTTTACCAGTTCCTTGATATCCGTAGACGGTTTCGGGTTGTCTGGATTAAACCAAGACGCTATAATTTCTTCCTTGTTATCACCTTCGTCCAAGCCTTCGCCCATCCGAGAAAACTTGTCGTCACGGAACGAATATCCAGTAGTTACAGCGTCACGCTTTCTAGCCCAGTCCGGGCCGGTTTCGCGCTCACCTGGCTTCTTGAATTCCTTAGACAGAACGCTAAGGTTATAACCATTAGCCAATCCGTCAACGACTCGCGTAGTCTTCGGGTAGTTCAAATGGCCAGCGCGTTCATCGTCAAATATCGCGTTATAGACGAGCCGTTGCGGCGTCGTCTGAGCGATTTCGCCATACAGCAAGTTATTCTCCTTCAAACTGTCGTTGATGGAGTTGAACTGGCGGTTGGCGCGTTCGGTATCAGAGAAACGTTCGTCTTCGTCCACCAAGCTGCGCTCAAACGTACTCATCGCCTTACCCATATTGTACGCATACTTAGCAAGTACAGGATTTTCCTTCATCGCAGTAAACATGTTAGTCGAGAACGCAAGACGTTCTTCACTTTCCGCGTCCGACACGACACCGGTATTTTTCATGGAAATCGGACGGAGACGAGCACGTGCGAACGCGTCAATCGGGTTGTCCAAGGTTGTCGGGTTCTTAACCGCATCATAGTCTTCGGTCTTGTCGTAACGCAGACCGTGCGTGTTGGACAAGGCATTAGCGACACTCTGCGCGTCGGTTCCGATTATACGACCGATCTTGTTAATAAGACGAATCAGGGTTCCGAAAGCATCAGAAGACTTTACGCCGTCCGAAGCCAAAGTACCAACCGTCTTCATTGCATAATCGATCGCCTTCAACGATGCTGGGTTTCCGCTCGCATTGGTGATATAGGTACGAACCGTTGAGAGACTGTCGTACGCATCCTTAGCGTCAATACCATTGGTGCTAAACGCCTCATCGCCAAGAACGATTACAAGGTGTGCAACCGTCGCCTCGTCAGTACTCGTGTAAGCGGTTTCGTGACGTGTTTCAGAATTATACAGGTCGCCACTAATTGCGTTCGCGGTACTGATGTATCTACGAGCTTGCATTACTTCGTCAGCCGAAACCGTTCCCTTCTGCATGGCATAAACCATTGCGCCGACACCACGGTTTCCTTCGATATCCTTCATGAGGACGCTCTGTGCGCTGTCCTTCATCTTGTTGACAAAATCCATGCGCTGCTCGATGCGCCACACGGAAGATTGCTGGGTATCGGTCAGATCCGCATCTTGGTCGGTCATATCATTCAACAGTTCAGCTAAATGGTCGCTTTCTTCCGTCAGCTGCTGAATATTTGCAATGCTGGCCAACGCCTTATCAAATGGATTTTGAACAGAATCTAACCGCTTAGCCATCGTAGTCAACGCATCATCAACAGAACCCATCTCGGTACCGCTCACGCCATTGCCGTAAACCGCGTTCATACTAGAACCGTCCAGTTCCGTTTCAAGCGCATTAAGTTCACGTGCATTCTTGTTTTCCGCATCCACAGCCGACACTGGGCGAGCCGGGTCAAGATTTCCGGTTTCTACATTGTCATATTGAACCGTGTCATCGAGTTCAAACGCCTTTTCTTCGTCGGTACTGATACCACCTATGGTACGCAAGGAAATAAGCAACTGCATAGGCGTATACAGTTCGTTGAACTTTCCGAGCGGACGCTCTTCCACCGAGAAGCTCTTGCATACTTGCTGTGCGCTACGCAAGTCAGAAACAGTATAACCAGCGTCCTTAATATACTTCTGGACTACCGAGTTCCAACCGTCAATCAAATATTGACGGTTCGCGATTTCTTGATCTACAATAGGGTCGCCAGTTTTTTCGGTGATGGCAGACGACGTCAAAGTCTTCACCCATCCAACCCAACGCGCAACAGTTTGAGGATTCGTAACAACCCTTGCGACAACAGCAGTGTTTGACGAATTATTCAAGATATTCTTGTCTTCAAACGAGAACTGAATGTCACCGGGATTGTTATCACTAACCCACTTAGCAAACATCGAGAAATAGTCAATGCACTTCTTAACGATTCGGCCAGTTTTCTCGACACTAAGGTTGCCTTGATTGTTCTGGAGGAACTGCGCGTTCTTGATGGCAATGACCAACGGCTTGACACACTGTTCCGAAATAGCTTCAATACGGTCGTCCGCCCCAGCACCCTTGCATTCTCTGGACAAAAAACGCAATACGCTGTAATCAATCGCGCTTTCGCCTTGTACTATCATGGATTCAGCCGTCGGTGCCGCGTTATACACATCGACACGCTTCCGTGCTGTCAAGGCATCATCCTTAATGGCCGTACAGAGTCGGAGATAATTGTTGACAACACCGGTAAAAGCCTTTGCTATACTTGCAGTCTTCGTAAGGATATCACCGCTTTCTGGATTTGATTTAGTATACGCATAGAGTTTCTTGGCGAAGTTTTCGTAATACAGATCGTCAGAATCATTGGACGCAAAACCAACGCGCACCATCTTTTTGCGGTTATCCGCCGAATAGAGCCTAGAAGCTATTCGGTCGGTTGACATAAGTTCAGCCTTCTTCCATTTTAACGGGTCTTCGTTACCAATACGTGTCTTGAGTTCGGTAACCAACGGGCTAACATTTGCCGAGTCTTCAAAATCTTCTCCTTGAAGCGTCGTAAACGGCTGGATTCCGTAAATAAATCCCCACACGTAATTATCGATAGGCAACATGACAAGAGCCGGAGAAACGTATCCCTTACACTTCTCTTGAATATCCTTGATTGGAATCGAATCGATTTCTTCAATGGGCACTTCGTTTCCGCCACTCTTTGCCAATGCCAACTTGGTCTTGCCATTCATGTTCATGACGTGGACAACTTCGCCATCGTTATTAAACAAGGACATCAAGTTCTTACCGGTGCTGGTCAAACCAGCTGTTTTGGCACGGTCGTTAGGACTAAGCTCGCCGAAACTGTAAGACAGTTCGGGAAGGTGCTGGTATTGGCCAACATTCCGGTTGCCGACATGAAGATAAATCTTCAAAATAACTTTTCTGATGTTGTCGCAATATGCCGGATTCTTGTACTCCTTACCGAGGTCACCAAGCAACGACCCATCCAAGTCGTCCGGTCCGGCCAGTACGTATCGCGACATTTCCTCATGGATAGACAGAGCGGTTTCCGTATTGTCGGCAATCATAGTAGCCGTAAGATAGTCAACAGCTTCGGGTGTCAGAGAAGATACGCTAGTATTGGGTGACACATGGTTGATGATAAGTTTCATCGCGGCCATGATATCACGCTGGATGACACGGTTGTCCTTAGACCCGTCAGTAGCAATCGGCTGTGCTTTCAACCCAGCGGAAAAATTCGCCGCAAAGAGCTTGACGAATCCACGGCCAACAAAACTGGTCTTGTCAGTAATCATCGAGTGCTGGTTAGTGTCGTCATCAGCCGAATCAACGTTTTTCAAAACGTAATTATCGCCCATGAGCGCATTACCGTCATTTTCGTCGCCAGTATCGTCAATACGAGCAATTTTCTTGCCGAGATTGCTGCTGCTCTTCGCTACGGTCTTACCCAAGAAATCCGTAAATTCTGGAATACCCTTGTTGGTCATGGCGTCGTCGTATGCAAAGTAATAAGCCATCAACAACCATACGGCTTCGCTTATATTTTCCTCGGTCGCTTGCGTACCAGTAACCGTCAACACATCATTGACGAAATCTTCGGCAGCGTCGATACGATACTGAATATTATCTGCATTTTCAATAAATGTTTCGTTTGCGGTCACGTCATCTTCGACCGACGTGTTTCTACGAGTCGGCACGTTAGATTCGACCGCCGAAATAACCGCCATAGAAAATTGTTTCGCCGCTCTAGACATTGGATTACGGTCACCCATTTTGGAGTTCTCGTAATTCTTCAAAAACACATCCTTAACAATGTTCACCGCAGCACGGTCAACTCCACTAACGTTGTTGAGCTGGGTATAGAGGTATTTAGCCAGCGAAGGTATGACGGTCGAAATCAAGTACAGATACGACCGCTGCTTATCAGCAGCCGACGTTTTAGCTTCACGCAACGCCGAACTGTACTTTTTCAAGTTCAGCTGAGACAATATAGAATTCAAAACCGCTATGGCGGCCGGGTTCTTGCTTACCTGTCCAAACGACTTATAACGAGCATCTCCCAACGAGTAGCTCGAACCAACGACATCATTCACGGTCTGGTAGGCCGCTTTCGCATACTGGTTGATGGTAATCGGATCTAAGCTTTCAACTAGCGGCGTGAACTTCATAATGGATACCACGAAATATTACCCGTAGTTTATAATATTTTTACCGAAAAAATCCCCCTAAACATTATAAACTGCAATAAAAAGCGATTTTGGATAGACGTATGGCCATCAAAGCGATGTCACAAGAAGAACGAGAAATATTCGCGGGTACGCTAGTTAGCGAACTTACGGACAAGGATGCATCCAAAAACTTCGTCGGTACGCTTAACGCGGATATCGATAATTGTGTCAATGCCATAGCGCCACAACTCCCACCCGAGAAGCACAAGAAGATTGTTACCGCTATCCAGAATGTACTTCCGAAAATCGCCAATTACGACAACATCAAGTTTTCGACAGCTCGCTCTATTCCGCAATGTCTCGAATGCGTAGCGATATGGGCTACCCTTGCATACGTATGTTCTTATCCAGCTACTAACCTTGACGTAATTAGCGGGATGTTTGATATTTTCCGCACTCGAATTACTATTCCAGAAAAGGTAGACTTAAAATCGTTTGCGCCACTACTTCTCGCACCGATTCCACGTCCGCTAATCATAGACTCCGACCAAATCAGCAACGAATTAATCAATAAGCTCAAGAAAGCCGGAAAAAACATCAACACTCCATTGAAACTTTCCGACATCACGGCAGAAAGCGAAGAAACAGAAAAATCAGAGACGACAACCGAGTCAACACCGGAACCGCCGAACGAGGTGTCCGTTCAACCAGAGACACCGGTTGAACCAGCGCCAACTCCGGAACCAGCTTCTGAACCAGTTCCAGAACCAGTTCCGGTACAAACGACTGCGGAAACGGAACAACCAACACCCGAGCCCGAACCCGAACCCAAACCCGAACTCACGCCAAATACTAAAACCGACGATACACCGGTTGCACCGCCACAAGCTGTACCGCCAAAAATTGAAGAAAAGCCAGAACCGAAAATTCTGGTAAAAAACGAACCACCGACTAAAAAGCCGACAGTCGAAGAGCCGCCTATCCCGCCGACGACAGTCGAGACCGCGCCAAAACTGTCAGAAGAAAACACCCCGGTGAACGAGCCGGTCTCTAACGGTGATGACTTAGACGAGCCCGAATTGACCGACTTTACCGAATTGGACGCCGATAAACCGACCAAGCCGCAGCCAATACCGCAACAACCAGTTCGGCGAGACCCCATCGGATTCAGACTCCCTGCTGGGTTCGGTAGGAATATCAACAGTTCTGTATGGAATACACCGGTTATCACCGACTTCGGTTATCCGTTTTTGAATTTCAGCAGCGAAGTGATTCGCCACTTGTTCAAGACCAGGGACCATGACGACAAGCGGAGAACGTTCAATCATCTCCGCAAGATGCTGAAGGAAGCCAAGAACCAATACGGTGGCATCTGGAAGGCTATGTACGGTGCTCCGCTGGAACTGCTCAAGAAGTTCGCCAACGATCACGGAACACTCTGTGTTCCCAACTATCTGAAAGTTGACGCCGACGTTCTCGACGAAAATTCCGACGCAGTTACCGTAACACCGATCAAGTATTACAGCGTCGACCCGGCATACGAACCAGAGGTTGAAGTACCTAGGAATTTCTTGGTGAATTTCTATGACGTTCTCGACTACACGAAAGCGTTCAGGACATACGTCAAGTATTCTGACGGCTTCACTCCGCAAGAATTCCTTGAAGAGATCAACGACAACGGCAAAAGTCCGTTCTATATTCTCGTACCGAAACAAGCCCGGTTCAGCCGTACCGACGTCACGACCGGTTCGCTGTTCTCCGCGCTGTTCGGAGGAGCGAAATGCGTCATGCTGAAGACCATTTTCAAGGGTAAGCGTGGATGCTTCCTCATAGACAAGAAAACTGCCACCAAGCTCTACTCCGACATCAATTAGCATCAAGCCTTGCGACAAGCAAGGCTTTTTTAATGCCATGAAACATATAAACTGCGAAAAAAGCAGTGAGTAGCAAATGGCATCATTTAACGACATCATCAACAAAGTCGACCTCGATGAAAGTCACGACGAATTCTACGAAACCGAACCCGTTGTGGAATCGGTAGATGCCGACGGTATGGTCGCCATCATTGAAACGATTGTCGGTACCAATCCGCAGCCGACCCAGAACGACGAAAACGACCGTCTTAAGCAGCTCAGCGACAATCTAGTGGAAACTGACGGATCCACGGACGACGTGGCGTTTAAACAGAATAACGAGCCGAAGCCTTCTACTGACACGATTCCGGAAAAGGCACCTACACTCAACGAACCGTCTCAACAGAATTCACAGCCAACTCAACCAAGCGAACCGGTTCCGTTCAACGATGAACCGAACGGCCTGTTCGATACGAAGTTCCCGAAAATTGCCGAACGTATCAAGCTCCGGTTCAAGAACTCCCCGGAAGACCTTGAAAAGTTGATGAAATTCCTCAACAAGAAAAATGTCGTCGCCAAGATTTCCGAAGTTTTGACAAAAATCGGTAACGAGCCCGTAATGATAGACCACAAGGTGGTAGGCAGTCTCGTAAAATACTACAACAAGAACAACAAGAACCAAATAACTCTTCCTTTACGCGACGAAGACATCAACGACCCGAACAAGCAAGCTGCCATTATCACCAGCATCAAGATTCCTAACGGATTCAACCAGCCGCCATCCGCGCTCGGCGAACATTGCACGTCCACACGGTTCGGATATCCTTTGATCAACTTCGGAAGCGAGACAATCAAGGAAATGCTCAAGCCAGCCAGCGACCTCGGCTACTTGAAAATTCTCACCAAGGAATTCGTCAAGGAAATCAAGGATACGCCGATAGCGGACGCTCTCGGTACGAGAACGATGCTGAACACGTGGAAAATGATCGTCAAGCGCGTACGCGAGTGCGGTCGTTCCAAGTGCATCCCGGCACTGCATAAGCCGCTCAAGATTTCCGGAAACGAAAACATAAACGACTTGTTCAACGGTTCCCATAACGACGACGGTTCCAATACGGTCGCCGTACATCCGATCAACACTCGTTCCAACAAGATTACCGAATCGGTAGACAACGTCGCCGAAGACGCGCTAATGGAAGGTCTGCTAGACCGTATCAAGGGCGGCAAGGCAAGTGACACAAGCAAGAACAACTATATCGACGGCCACGAAATCGACGTACCGATTCCGTACCTCGCACAGTTCTACAAAGTCAACAAGCCGAACTCGCCGGCCGGAATGGAAAAGTACACACGGTACATGTCCGAAGACGACATACAGTTCATTCTCTCCCAGATCAGCGAAGAGGCGGCCAATGCCGCTAAACAGTCGAACACGTCCTACAAGGCGGCACTTCTCTCGGCCTACGTCAAGGAAAACGACGGCATACTGCCGTATTACATCCTCACACAGCGTACCGAACCGAAGGAACGCATCCGCATAACGCCGAAACCGCTGCTGCGCGACCTGTATCTGGTGAAATCGGTAGACGGTCCGAACAAGGCCGTCGGGTATTTCGTATCAAAGGAAGAACGCGAACAACTATTCGAACTGGGTTAACCTATGGATAAATCCCTATTCATGTCACAGCTCTACCAGTGCCGAGTACAGCTCGAAGCCAACACCGCCGATTTCATCAAGCGGGTTAAGGACCATGAAGATTCGCTGAAAAAGAAAAACCGTAGACACGTAGACCGATACAAGAGCGGCAAATCGCTAGAGCACTACTACCAAGGCGTCATGGCGGACAACGAAGGCAACACCGTCGTGAAGTTCAAGATTCCGTCGTCCAAGAACAAGAACGCGAGTAACCCCCGCGATTACAAGTTTTACTACTGCTTCATCGACATCATCCCCAAGAATACCACGCTATTCAATCTAGCGAAAGCCAAGGCCAAGCTGGGTGAACGCATCCAGATATTGAAGGATGCCGACATCAAGTTCTTTTGTACTTGTCCAGACTTCAACTGGTCCGGTATGAAGTACAATGCAAAGCATATCAACCACAGTTTCATTTCAGGACAACACGCCAGCGACGCTCGTGACGACCACGGCGAGGACATCGACCCAATCGTCAGAGACCCAGAACATAAAACGACTATGTGCAAGCACCTCGTGGCGGCTTGCAGCGGACTTCTAACCAACGCTACGTCCATTATGAAGGACGCCCGTAACTTCGTCCCGGAAAAGAAGGAAGAGCCCGAAAAAACGATAGAGATGCCTCTCGGCAAGAAAGAGGAACCGGAACAGAAGGAAGCCGAAGAACAGGCCAAGGAATTCTTCGAGGAAGTTCCTGGATTCAAGACTGAAGAAACCACGGAGGCTCTGAACACGCTGGCCGATACGATGTCCGAAGAAGCCAAGGAAAATCCTGGGCTTGGCGTAATTGGCGACAACCAGAACGTCGACGACACAGCCGAGACTTCATCCGATGAAATTGAAGGCGACCCATCGTTGGGAATTATCGGCGAAACGACAAAGCCAGAAGAAACTCAAGAAGCGAAGCCCAACAACTTGGCGGACTTCGCTTCCGAATCGGAACTAGATATGTATAACCAGCCGGTAGACGATGAACCCGAACCGGACTATGAAGAAGAAGATAACGAAAAACTCAAGAACGCACCGTTACGCTTGCCGGTTTAAATCGGTTCAATTCGCGCTACCTTGGTTTCCTCGGAATTCCATTTCCAGCCAAGGTTAGACCCGATGAACAGTCCCATCAGTACATCCAAGAACCCTCGCTTAAACGGATTCTTTATCGGTTTCAACGTCTGGTTGATGTACATCCGGTCAATCTGGTCACGAGTATAGGCATCCAGTCCGCCTTCCTCGTACAAGGCCGTAAGCAGTATAGACAGCGGCATGCTGAGATCGACACCACAACATTTCAAGAATCCGCGCAACCATTTCGGAAACGGATGCGACTTAATTGACATTCCCCTGGACACTATCACACGGTGTTCGTCTTCGACATAATTGTCCGGACCGCCGTCCGTCATTTCCGTCTGGTAAATCAGCTTGACGTCCACTACCATATCGGTTTCAATGATATAGTTGTCCGTACCCGGTTCGTGTCCGATCTGAGGTTCCTGTTTAAAAACAATATCGCGAATGAAAGTTGCCATATATACTCTGAGCTAGTTCCTTAGACGTAAACTAGCTCATTCTTCATCGAACGCGACGGATTCATCGACCAACTCAGACACATCTACCGTTTTTATGCCACGACGGGTCATTTCGGCGAAGAAACCCTCGTCAGCAAGACACGGCATGGAAGCCTCGACCATGTCGTAGTATTCCACGTCCGTAATGGTCGGGATGCCCACCCTAGCAAGTTCCTCGTCCATGATAGCCTTGAGCCGTTCGCAATATTCCTTCGGCACTATGATCGAGTCATGCACGGTACAATAGGGACATCCGAGCTCGTTGGTTATGCGAGGACATACGATGTCAAAGATGAACGTACTTTCCAATTTCTGAAGCTCGTAAGCCAAAGCGGCATGGCAATTCTGTTTCATCGAATACAAGCAGCGAAGCAACGTGGGAAAGCGGTATTCCCATACACGTTTAACCGCAGCACGAACGGGTTCCCTATCCTCGTCAAAATAGCGCGGCGAGAACAAGAATGAAACAACGCCGTGTTTTGATTCGTCACGAGAAACAACTCGGTCCAAATCAAAATCGTCGCTCAATTCCTTGGCGAAATATTCATAAATCTGGTGGTTGTTAACCAGAGATGTGAACTGCCCAAGTTCTGAATCCATCTCGGCCAGCGTCGTCTCTTTCTGCCCGTCATGCCAGAACGGTCGGAACTGTATGAAGGTGTCGTCATCCATGTCAACAACGCCACGGAACACATCGATGTAACGCTGGAAAATCGGTACGATGAAGGCTATCTGGCTGGACTTGATGTCAACTTCACCGATAGCCTTGCCATCACAACGTAGCGCGGACGACCTGAGTTCCTTCTTCATGCAAGTGACGTTCGTGTGGATTCGTCCATAGCGGTCGTGCTTCACGTACATCGCGTACGGTTCCGATCCGGCCTCGTTGAAGCGCTGAATCTTCAGACGCTCAAGCTTCTCCTTGTACTTCGACATCTTCCCTTCCGCACGGAGCTTGCATATGGTGGCTTCAGCAGCCTTCATGTTAATGGAAAAATGCTCCAAGTTGCGGTAACAGCGGTCAACCGTGGAATCGTTGACTCTGGACTCTTCCTTGCGGATGGACAAGATGCCGAACCACCGGTCAAGAACAGTCTTCGACTTGACAACATAAGTTCGGAACTTGCCGAACACCTTCACGGACTCGTTAGAAAAGCGGCGAGCCGACCTAGTGTTGAGATACTTCGCGAGATAGGTTCCGTACTTGGCCGTGAACCAGTAAGCCTTGCTACGACCACGGCTGTTGCCGTTACCGATTTCGTAATGTCCGGAACGTCCCACGAAACCGGCGTCAATCAAGTAATTCACGACCAGCAAGTACTCGTTTCCCAGTATTTCGCGCAGTATAGGCGAGTATAGGTGGGTACACCAGTGCTCTTTCGGTACACGGTGGTCCAGCGACGTGATTTCGTTCTTCCTGTGGTCGGAAACCAAAGAATTGGTAAGGATTGAAAGGAAGAACGCCATGCTGTCCACGAACGTGCGCGACTTCTTCGTATTGCCGAACTGGCGGTAATAACTCGTTATCAGAACCTTCAAATCCTTAAGAACCGGTTCCGGGAGCAAGATTGTGTATTGACGCGGTCTCATCTTCGGGAAACAAAGCTATAAAATCGAAGTTTGATCGTCAAGTCTTTCCACACATTTTCCTGAGATCCACTGTAATCCGTAGTCGTAACACACCATATCCGTATCCTCGGTCGTGAGTTTATGTACCCCTCGGCCTTTAAACTACACCAGATTTCGGATATGCGCCAAAGTAACCCTACGGAAGTACCAAATATATGTTTCAGATTTTAACAGGAGAAAAGGGGGTGGCTGAAGCCGTAGTTTTTTGGCCTTTTTTAATCAAAAATGAGGGTGGACCGGGTGTCTTAGTTCAAGGTGCTGCACAATGTCTCACTGCTCCACTGAGCACTATGTCGCCCAGGCGATTCGGAGAAAGCCTTCGGAACCACCAAATATATGTTTCAGATTTTATGCCGGTTTTGGCCCCGTTTGAACTAATTTGAGTTTCAAATTGGTAATGACTATATTCAGGTCAATTGAAGCTGGGAACGAAATGTCTTGGTACAAGTATTCGAGGAAGTACAAAACCGAATATACAGTGAAGCTGGTGTCGTTGTTTTCTTGGAAGGAAGCTGGATTTGCGACGCTGTCTACCGCTTTGGCATCTGACATGGATGTAGGCGTCGACGCGAGGGACACGTTTGCCTTGCTGCCTCGTGGCCAGGAACGTCTCGGTTTCTCTGCCAAGGTCGTGTCTGTCAATCGTGACTTTGTTGAGGGGTTGCCGGAGGACATCGCGCAACGTATCTCCGAAGCGGTGAAGAACCGTGCGAGCGACGACTTGGAGGAGTTGCGGAACTGCCTTGGCCGTCTCGAATTCTATAAGGGTCCGGCCGGTACAGACCGTCCGGGATGGAACATCTACCGTCAGAGCGGGAACCGTTTTACTGCTGAATTTGTGTACCGAATGGTGTTTGCTCTCAAGAAGGATGGTGACAAGCTAGGCATAATTGTCGGCACGCCGACATTCTTCCGCGACTGTGTCATCAAGGATGGTGCTGTCGACTTGGATTTGGACGTTACCGCAGACCCAATCAAGAAGTACTATCAGGAGTTGTAGTATGGCTGAAGTTGTCGAAGCCCAGCCAGTGGAGACTCCGTCCACGTCAGTCGTTTTTGACAAGGCCGACGACGTGTTTTCCGTCGTCCACATTTCTGCAAAGGAAGCGACTGACGGAAACAAGGTGAACAATTTCATCTTTGGAAGCATGACCTTCTATGACAAGGCCGTCGCGAATACGTGGGCAGTCCGCGAAGGGTTTAAGACTCCGTTCGTGTATTTTTACAATAAGGCGACTCATTTGTTGCCGATTGGTTTGATTCCTAGGGTGAGTTCGCTGCTGAAGAAGCGTTTTGGGACTCGGATAGGATTGACCAAGGCGATTCGCGATATCTATACGCCGCCAAGAGGTGCGGTCAATCGTGACGATGTTGTAGCGTATTCTGCGACGTTGAACTTGCACAACTTGAAGGAAGGGTTTCCCATCAAGCCGTACGAGCATCAGCTGAAGCTTGTCGAACGTGCGCTGAATGGTCGCCGAATTTCATTGCTGGCGTGTACGAGTTCCGGAAAGTCGTTGTCTATGTGCATCATCGCAAGGTATCTGCTGGAGCGCGAGCACAAGCGGATTCTGGTTGTTGTTCCGTCGACGAACTTGGTGGAACAGCTGTTTAGCGACTTTCATGACGATTATGGTTGGGAAGACGCTAGGAAGTACTGTACGTTGATTTATGGTGATTCTGACGACAAGCTGACGAAGGCACAGAAGGAACGGCTTGAGGCCGCGAATCTGGGCGAGGAAGTCATGCTCAAGCCGATTACCATTTCGACATGGCAGTCGTTGCAGAACAAGCCGAGCAAGTTTTTTGAATCGTTTACAGCCGTTATAGTTGACGAGGCGCATTCGACTCGTGGTGTCAAGTTACGAAATATTTTGATGAAGTGTGTCAACGCAGTTGATTTCAAGATTGGCGTGTCCGGTACGTTGCCGGACGACGGTATTGATGCTGGTTATATTGAAAGTCAGCTTGGGCGTAAAGAGGAAATCGTACGACTGAAGGAACTTATTGAAAAGGGAATTCTGACTCCGGTTACTATTAACACGATATTCATTCCGTATCCGCATGCATTACGACGCACTATCGGATATTCGAGTTTTGACGATGAACGCGCCTTCTGTGCGAGCACGAGTTCTCGGCGAGACGTGATGAAGCTTCTTATAGATTCCGGAAAGATTACGACTGAACAGAATACCGTTATTTTGTTCAAGGCGATTGAAAATCTTGAACTGATGCACGAATTTCTTGAGAAGAATTTTCCGCAGTTTACTTGTCACGTTATCAAGGGTGATGTGGCTGTGGATGATCGAGAAACGATTCGTAAGTCTATCGAGTATTCTACGGGTCACATAATTCTTGCGACATACGGCTGTATGAGGCAAGGCGTTAATATCAAGCTTTTGCATAATTTGGTTATGGCTGACCCTGCGAAGTCTGTTTATATGGTGATGCAGTCTATTGGTCGTATCGTCCGTCCGCACAAGGACAAGAAGATGGCCTATGTGTACGATTTGGTTGACGACGCGTCTTACTTTACCACTCCGCGTCGAGGCGGTCCTCCGCGTCTCAAGTATAACTACATGATGCAGCATTACGAGACGCGCAAGACCTATTACGCCAAGGAGGATATCCCGGTGAACGAGATTCGTCTCGACGGAATCTATGAGGCGACTGTCGACGAGGAAATGATAGCCGAACGAAAGAAGAAAGCTGCCGAGAAGGCTCGGAAGAAGAACGAAAGCAAGGTTAACAAGACTGGCAGTGCTTTCAAGAAGAAATTCTTCCTGTGAGGATGATTATGAATTTTAGGGAACAACCGATACGGAGCTATCCGTACAAGAACAATAGGCTGCTGGTTATCGACTGGGCTTCGCTCTCCTATCATCAGCTTTGGTCTATGAAGACGAAGTCTAGCCGCCAGCGGCTTGGAAGCATCCTTCCGGAAGAGGATGAGATGATTGTTTGGCGAACGAAGATGTTCAACCGTTTGCTGGACTACGTGAAGCTGTTCAACCCGATGGACATAATTCTGTGTCTTGAAGGCAAGAAGGCGTGGCGCAGAAATTTCGTCCGTGACTATTACAACAAGGAAGCCACGATTTATTACGATTCTTCCAGCTATTACGTGCATAGCGACAATTACACGTTCAAGGTGGACAAGGTCGGCGACGACCAGTACAACGTCGTCAAGGTGCCGCTGAAGCAGAAGGCCGTCTACGAGTCGCTGAAGCACCGTCGTCTATGCGACATGCCGGCTGAAAAGCGAGACATGCTCTGGAGTATCAAGACGACGACAGGTACGCCGATTCTCCCTTCGTACAAGGGGAAGCGCGGCGCGTCGTCGTGGGAATTTACGGTTGACAAGAAATACTGGCAGGAGTACAAGGATCAGTACGCTATGCAGCTCGCTCCGTTCTTCAGAGCGAAAGCGGTGCGTTGCGAAGTGGCCGAGGGTGACGACATGATTTACGCGTCGGTGAAGAAGTATTCGCCGTCGTATGATGACATAATTGTCATTACGCGAGATTCCGATATGTCGCAAATTGACATACCGAATGTCAAAATCTTCAACCATACGAGCGGCACTTTCGTACGTTGCACTTACCCGCAGCAATATCTTGCCGCCAAGGTGTTGTCGGGCGATACTTCGGATAACATCCGTGGCATGGCGTTCGTCGACCCGAAGACCGGTGAGTATAAGCCGACGAAGGAAACATTGATTTCTGAAAACGCCGCCGTACAGTTGCTTGAAAATTGTCCGAACATTTTTGAGGTCGCCAAGGCCAATGGCTGGGGTGACCAGTATATCAGGAATCGTACGCTGATTGACCTCTCGTGGATTCCGACGGACATATCCGAGCAAGTCGACGAAGTCATAAAGCAGCCGGCACCGGAAATTAATCAAGATTGGGAGAAGACTGCCGAATGGGGAATTCCGGAATCTAAGACCGATTATTACAAGACATTGCAGCAGTTCGGTTTCTTTTGCGTACTAGCCCGTGATTCTGCCGACCCCGAAAATTTCAAGGGAGACATCCTTGCACAGCGCGAGGCCGAGGCGAACCAGAAACTGATTAGCGGAAACGGTGCTATCAATGTTGACGTGGATACGCTCGGCGAAATTTTTAACGTACCCGATTTTAACATCAACGAACTTTAGGAGATCGAGTTATGGGAAATCTTCTTATCAACTGTCTTGTTCGCGTGTCTACTGACAACCAGCAAGATTTCGTGGAGTGGTTGGAATACCACATTGCAATGGGTTTTGATTGTATCTTCGTGTTTGATACAGGTCATCGTGGTTGGCTTGACGGTGTGTGTGAGAAATATCGTGAGCATGTTACCATGGTACCGCGCAATGACGACTGGAAGTTCAAGAGCCGCATGATTAGTTCCTACGTATCTCGTCGGACGGCTCCTTGCTGGGCGATCTGTTTGGACGACGACGAATTCTTGTGGCTGGATTTCGCACAGTTCCGTAGCCTCAAGCAGTACATGTCGATGGTCCGTTGCGAAGCGATTTCCGTGTACGTGAAATATCTATCTTCCGAGCAGCCGATGATTAGCCGTGTTGGAACGCTTATTGACTGTTTCCAGCACTGCAGACCGAATCCACAAGGAAAGGTGGCTCCGAACGAGAATACGCCGAATACGGCGGTGACCATGTTCCATGTACCCAATAACCAGTTCCGTCCGTTGCGCGACCCGATTCACCCGTCTTCTTCGAGCTGGACTGATACCCGAGGCGTTATCCAGAACGATACCAAGTTCAACACGTATCTCTTGAGCGATATGTTCGAACCGACCGCATATCCGCTCCGTGTTTACAAGTACGCATTGAAGTCGGGAGTCGAGATGGACAAGAAACCGGGAACGAAGCCGGTTGGTTATAGCGTGTATGACCCGTCTATGCAGAAGGCTCGCGAAATCCTTCTCAAGATTCCTATGAACGCGAAGACCGAGGAATTGTTTGCGAAGGACGAACCAGTTCTCCAGCAGTCTACGCCGGATCGTAAGCTTACGCCGGAAGAAATTGCCGAGAACGAGATTCCGGTTCCGCTGGCTCGCTTTGATTCTGCGATTCTGAACGGACGTACCGTGGAAGAAATGGTTAAGTATGTCTGCAGCGCGACATATCAGGATACTCCTGAGCATCGCAAGACTATCGAGCGTATTTATCAGCGCGAACGTCGGATGATTATTGAGTCTTCCCCAGCGTACCGCAAGCTTCACGAGATGTTGAAGGAAGGCGGCCATACGAACGGTAGTCTCATGTCTGCGCTTGGTGTCGGTGGCTATGCCTTGGAGAATATGAAGCGTTGCCTCAAGGTTCTTGACATTGACGGTTATGACGCCGAGGCCAATATTACTATCGAGGACATTGCGCCGGACGTTCCGACTCCGGAGATGGTTGCCGAGGAGACGAAAGCCAAGGAATATGTGTCCAACGAAGACATTCTTGATTTGACGTCCTCATTTGATGAACAAGTCAACGTAGAGAAGCAGACTCCGGAGGAACAGCAAGAAGTCACCGACAAGGAGGAGCTGCGTCGTGAACGTGCTCGCGAATCTCGTCGGAAATACCGCGACAAGAAGAAGGCGGAAAAGGCCGCTGCCCAGAAGGCGGCAGTCGCCGATTCTTCAAAGACCGAGAACTTGCAAGAACTGCGCGACTTGGTGAAGGAATGTACGTCGAACGACGAAAAACCGACTGAAATCGAGGGGGCGGCCTTGTCTGTTGCCGACACCGGAAGCAAGACCGAAGCGGATGGTGAAGACGGCGAGGAGAGCACGAACTTGCTTGATAATGTCGATTTATCGGCCTTTTTAAACAAGTAACCGGTGAAACTTGAATTTAAACCACCAATTATTTAACATTGGTGGTATTCGTTGTAGGAATAAATATGCACAAGCTGATTTTCAAAGAGGTGTCTTTCCGTAACTTCATGAGTTATGGTTCGACGTTGAACAAGTTTACATTTAAGGACGGTCTGACGTGGGTACACGGCGACAACGGTTTCGGCAAATCGACTATTGTCGAGGCGATGACGTTTGCCTTGCTGGGTACGTCTTACCGTGGCGGTACGAAGGCCGATTTGAGAAATTCAAAGAATTTTAACCCGGCTGAACCGGATAAGGCTCCGCCAACCGTGGTGGAACTGGTGTTCGATATTGAAAATCCTCCTAATCCGACCGAAAGTTACAAGGTAACTCGCACAATTTCTGGAGGGAAGTCGAATATCAAGTTCGTTTTGGAAAAGCTTGAAGGCGACACATGGGTTGCACAGAACAAGCGAGCTGGCTTTACGCAGCAAGACTTCGAGGATAACGTCTTGCAGTTCAATGACGTATTGTTCAAGAATGTCATCGCGATGAATACACAAGAGACGCAGCCGTTCTTCATGTTGCCGGCTGCCAAGAAACGTGAACTGCTTGAATCTATCATTTCGCTTTCTCTGGACAAGTGGAAGAAGGCCAACGGAAATCGAGCGTCTGACGCCAAGCTTGCATTTACGGTCGCCGAGTCTGACATCGAGCAGATTACGAACGAAATATCCGAACTTAATGCAATCTACAATAAGATGAAGTCGGAACATGCGTCGAATATCGCCCAACTGAAGAGTGACTATGCGGCATTGTTGGAAGACATTTCCAAGAAGAGTGCCGAATGTGATACCAAGGAGAAATTAGTTAACTCTCTTCGGACGGAAGTTCGTGCATTGAATACACAGTTGCTCAAAGAGCGTGACGTTGACGCAAAGATTGACGCGATCAACGGAAAGATGTCTGCCGTAAAATTGTTGGCTGACGCTAATGAGGTTGCTAACGAGAAGAAGAAAGCTCTGGAAGTACTTTCGAAGGAACTTGATCCAAAGTTCAGTGCGCGTGGAACATATCAAGGCGAACTGTCCATTGCTGCCGACGATTTGTTGAACGAGCAGAAAAAGCTGCAGATGATTGCTGACGAGATAAAGGAGTGCAATATTCAGATACGAATCAAGCAGAAGGAGCTTGATAAGATTGTCGAGGAAGGCAAGTCCTTTGTCGTAGGTAAGCCGTGCCCGACATGTGGCCATCTGGCTACCGAGGAAGAGGTCAATACCCACAAGGACGCTTTAAGAGCGAAGTGGAAGGCAGCAAATAAGGAACTTTCACCGTTAAAGACCGGTCTTACCGACCTTGAACTGGCTAGCCAGACTCAACAACAAAAAATTGATTCGCTCGAAGCTCGGATTAAAGAGCTGAATGACAAGATTGACGAGATTAATCGTATCGACGATGAAGTTTTCAAACCGGCGCAGACCGCGTTCAACATGGCGTTGCAGACAGTCGGAAAGTATGAACGACAGCTTGACGGTGCCGATGCGGATGGCCTGTCAATGGAACTTGACGCTTGTAAGAAGGAAAAGGCAAAGTTTCCAAAGTTACGAGACGAGTATGCGGCCAAGTCCGAGACGCTTAACGATGCAGTGAGCGAGTTTTCTACTCTTGACGAGGCCGTTCGCCAGATGCAGAAAAATGCGGATAAGTTGAAGGCTGATATCGAAACGGCTGAATCTGCCGACGACGATTCTATTGCGGTTATGGAAAAGAAGATTCAGAAGAACAAGGACATGTTGACGGATGCCAAAAAACGTCGTGCCGACAATTCCGACACTATGGCCTTGTGTGAAACTATCAAGCAGATTTGTGCGGACGACGGCATGAAGAAGATGATTTTCGGCATGTTCGTACCGACATTCAACAAGATTGTTGCGCGTAACCTCGCAAAGGCTGGACTTCCGTTTATTGTGACATTTGGCGACGCGATGGACTATACATTCAAGACTTTGCCGGGTCTGTCTCCGAACTATACGATGCTGTCTCAAGGACAGAAGCGTAGACTCGGTTTTGCCGTGTCGATGGCGTTCCGTGATTTCGTGTCCTTGGTCGGAAACTTCAATGTAAACTTCCTGTCGCTTGACGAGGTTCTCGACATTTCTACCGACGATACAGCGATGCACGAGATGCTTGACCTTGCGAAGCTGATGATGGCCGATATCGGGTGCGCTATGATTATTACGCACCGTGGCAAGGTTGTGGCCGACAAGTTTGACTACCATCTGGAGGTATCCTACAACGGAATGTACTCTCGTCTGGGGGACATTTTGCCGATGCATCAGAAGGTTTAGTCGCCAAAATCATATAAACTGCGAATAGTTTAATTCGGTACATTGATGGCTGGCCTGTTTGATTTCGAAAAGTTTTACGCCGACAAGACGGTTAAGACCGAGATTCACCTCGATCTGAGCGGTATTGACTTGAAGAGCACGGCCAGCTCCGAATCCGAAAATGACGACGGCACTGCCGACAATGTCGGTATGAATGAGTATGTCACAAATAATGTGATGTACAAGATCAGCGGCATTGGCGTTAATGGAGGAAGTTCCTTAATTGACGTCGATGCCAGCGTCGTAATCAAGTATCACATGCCGAACGGTCCGTTCAATCAAGAATTGGTCATATCTGAATGTTGTCCGGTAGACGTGTTGGTTAGTGCTAACATGGTTCAAATTCCAGAGACGTCTTCGCCAATGGGCCCGGTAACACTTGTATCTGGCTCGGCTGCTTATGATTCGGACGACAATCAAGATTCCGTTGCCATTATTGACGATTTGGCTGTTTCCTTGGATGGAGTGTTGACGCCGATCGCCGATGTTACCGTTGCGTTCGTTCCGCGAGTCCGTCTGCAGAATACGGCCAACTTGTCAAAGGCTGTTTCCAAGCCGTATAGCGGCGCATTGATGATGGATGCGGTTGATCCAAGTTTTTACGATACTAACCAGAACCCGTGGGAAATGCGTTTTGGCGAGATGTGGGTTAACCGTGCGCTCGGTGGATTGGGATTCTACGGTTCTCGGTATCTCGGTTGGAAGTGGTATGAAAAGCGAGCGACGCAAAGCCAGACGCTTAAGCGCAATATGGTGATCGGGTATGACACCTTCCGCCGCCGTCTTGACGAGATGTCCAAGATTCTCGAGCAGAACAACATGGGTCTCAAAGTTACGTACTATGACGATTCGCTTGCCGAAACCATGCGAGATTCTGAGGGAAATGTCACGGGTGTAGACGACTGGACGTATGACCCGGATTTCGGTCGCGGTGAACGTTGGCGTGACTATTATGGCCGTATGGATGCGTTTGTGGGTAAGTGTGTCGCACGAGGTGACGACAATCCGCTCCCAGACTTGAAGGGTACGGAAACTGTTACGACCGAAGACACTACGAATACGATTCAGAACGCTACCGCTTTGATACCGAACGTTGCCGACGCTTTCAAGAAGTATTTCTATCATGCCGACGAACTTGCCGACGAGTTCAATGATAAGTATTTCGATACATATCGCAGCATTAAGTCAATCAAGGGTGTACGGAAGTTTATGTCCAGCTCGCTGAAACGTAAACTGGATAAGGAGCTTGTACGATTAAAGAAGCCGGTTGATACGACGGTCGCGCCGGAGTTCTTGCTGGATGTCGCTTCATGCGCGAACTTGCTGAACTATTTTTTCGATAAGGGATCTCTGTTCCACCCAGCGGACAATTCCGGAAACCGTGACTATACCAACGGTGTCCGTATGGTGAGCGACTGGGGATGGGAAGTAAAATTCAATTCTGGATATAAGCCGGATGCGAATGGTACGTATACGTATTTCATCGGTACGTACACATCGGCGTCGTTTACTAGCAATCAGACGTTGCTTCCGGGATTATTCTATGAAACGTGCCGTAATAACGCGTTGGGGAATTTGTATTTCGATTGGCGGATTACCTCGTCTGAAATGACGGTGGCCGACATCAAGGCGATGCTTTGCGATTATTTCACCGGTATGTTTAACGGCGATACGGATGAAGGTGAAGAAGGATATGTACGCTGGTACTATGACTCTACCCAGTCAACGGAAGCCGAGCGTTACAGATTGACGGTTACTTATGATAATGGTTCTGGGTTGACGTCTGCCGACTTGTATACGCTGGATTATCAGCCAGGAAATGGTACTCGAATTGTTCCGGTTAGCGACATCGAACAGTCAGCTAAGCAAGGCGATATCGCTATTATCTATTCTGGAACTGCTAGGGCATATATTGACATCGTGATGCGAGAGATTAGCGCGTTGCTTAATTCGTCGGATGTCGTGGGGAGTTCTGGGTACTACTATTTTAACACGCTGACGGACGATTACAAAATTAAGACCGCCCAGTGGGACACTTGTTCGACTGCGAAGGATGTAATCAGTTTCTTGGATTTCAGACCGTCATACGATACGTATGACAATGTCGGCGACATTCCCAACTCGGATATTGACGGCTGCATTTCGTTCGCTACTGATGTGATGGGCGACGCTATTGATGAGATCGACACGATTCTGAACGTTCAAGGTATTTTCTTGGGTGCGGCATATTTACTGATTCAGAAAATGAATCTTCGAGAAGCCAAGGAAAACTACGAAGACTTGATGTCGACGATTAACAAGATTCGGTGGTATCAAGTGTATACTGGCGAGTCGGTCTTTGAAAACCGTTCCTATGTCGGAGATCGGAGTGACGTGGTGTGCCCTTACATATACATGCCGGCCAGGTTCTTGATACCGGTTCTGATGTATAAGAAAGTTCGTGTAAAGTACAAGCGTTTTTTCCGGACTCGTTACAAGATGGTAAAGCGTTCTATCGGCGTACGTTGGGTTGAAGTAACGTTTGTCGATAATGACGTGTACGAATCGTATCCGCAGAATTCCAACGAGCCGCAACAGTTTTATCAGATTAACAAGTATGCGACTGTGCATGACGGTGCGTTGGTGTTCGATGCGGACTTGGAAGGTACGGAAACCGACCAGCTGACTCCGAAGACTATTACTAAGTTCCAGAGCGCGGAATTCGTGTTGCTGAATGCTGACGGCGTTCATGTCACCGTGGCCGTTACGTCGTCATCCCGCGAATTTGCGATAACCGACGGTACGCTTGCGGAAGGTTCGAACGTATTCGTGTATGGAGTGTATCTCCCGCTCGATCCGACCAACAAGTCCGACGACCTGACGCCTATCCGTATCGAGTACAAGATGCCGCATCTTCCGTATGACAGCGAAATTCGTCGTTGGGCGTTTGAAAGTTATGGCGCGTTCGACCAGAGCAAGTACGCCAGCATTTCTCGTGAAGTTCCGGCTGATGACGGCAAGAAGGATGGTTGGCGCATATTCAGACCGAGCTCGAAGCGTATCGGTGATATGAGAGCGCAATTGGGCATTTACGACGCTGCATCTATATTGGTTGGTATATTGCGTAATGCGTATGGCGCACAGCAAGTTGAAATCATTGATACGATGCGCTCCATAGACGACCAAGCATTGATGTGCACCGGTAGTGCTGAGAGTACGTTCTTGTCGTGGCATAATTATGGTCTCGCCGTCAAGATTTTGATTAACGACCCGATAACCGGCATGGCTATCGAGGATGGCAGCGACGACATGAAGAAGCTTATTGATATCGCCGAAGGATTCACTATTGCATGCGCTAACGGATCGTTTGGAAAGCCTCTTAATGTCGTATGGTGTGGCCGTCTCAAGATGGGCGCGAATATATTTGACTGGGAATTCTTGCCGGTCGGTGTTGAGCATAAGGACGCGCCGAAGTTCCGTGACGCCATGTTCAATCAAGAAGACCCGGTGATGTCGCTTGGTTTCGTGGATGTAGATGCCGCCGGGTTTGTATATGATAAGCCGCCTACTGCCAAGGTTCCTTATGTACTTCGTAAGGGAACCGCGTACACGAACGCGAAAGTTATCAACGGACATCGGTATGTCAGTCCGTCAAACATACGCAACTACAAGGTGCCGAACGATTTGGTTCTGCAGAACATCCTTGAGTTCGTTAATCTGGTTAATGCCAAGCAAGGCGCGAATGGTACGGGCAAGACTGACCGTGCGAGTATGACGGAATGGAAGACCTTGAATGACAAGTCGTTTAAGCAGCTCATCATGTATTACGGAATGATAGGCAGTATATCGGCGGCCAAGGCACTCGTAGCCGGTGAATATGTCGAGAAGTATCGCAACATCGTTGACGCCAAATTCTCTGAGAATTATGTCGCGATGGTTCAGGATTATCTCGGGTCTTTGTACGACGACGCCAAGATTTATATTGAGTCGGTTGGCGACGGCGGTGCGTGGTTGTCCGTGAAGGACGGTAAGATTCACATCAAGACGACCGACTTGGTTCCGAACTACAACCCCAACTCCAAGGGTCATTTCTTCAACGAGAAGCAAGCCAATGTCCAGAACATGACACGTGGCATGTGGGTCAAGGGTGTCTTCTACACGGAAGACCAGCTCGTCGAGATGGGTTATCCGATTGAGACAGTGAGCGAAGAAAGTTTTATCGAGGGTTTTGACAACGAGGGTAACGTTGAGCGAGGAGATGCCTTGCTGATACACTCTCTGATGGCCACTCAGATTAAGAACGAGTTTGACAAGATTCGCGACTTGTTTGAGAATTTCGGCGGCAACTTGATGTATGACCATTTCAAGGACGGACCGAACGCTTCCATGGAAAATATGTTGGAAAACGAGTTCGGCCTTATCGCCGGACAAGACCTTCTCGATTTTGATAAGTTGCGTAACATTTACCGTCAGAAGGATATTAACGACAATGCGGCAAAGTCTACGACGGACGGAACTATTCGCGGTGCCGGTGCCAATGAGGAAGACGGCGACGAGTCTGTATATGAAAAGGTCGTGTCCAATGCGCAGCTTGCTGGAATCCGAAAGGCGTCGTTGACGAAGGAGCATGTTCAGGTTAACGCCCGTGCAAACGCTCTGACTACCGAGCAACTATACAAGCTGATTACCCAGGGAAAGATGCGTTCCGCCAACGATTTGCTGTCACGATAGAAAATTAAAACTATATAAACTGCGAGAAAAGTTCCTCGTAGGTTTTCATGTCTGCTGGCGTAATTATCAAGAAATATACTGGCAAGGACGGCGATTTCGGTACGCCGGTGTCGTCCATAGGTCTGAAGCGTGTTGATACTTGCGTACCTTCGGTCTACAGTTCCGAACAGCTGGAGGGGACTGGGATGACCGTCCCGGCAGACGACGCCAGCGAAGCTGCTCTCTATTGCGTATATCGTCCTGATGACCCGAACTGTTACGCCTATTCGATGGAGAGCGTGTTTAAGTTGCATTTGACAAATCCTCCCGATGTGCAGCTCAGCAATATCCGTATATACCCCATTGGCGAAAGGCCAACAGATCCTCTTGCTGCAAAGCTGTACATCGGGAACTCAGTTTCGTATAGTCGTCCGACGAACCAGAAGTCGGGAATCGCTGTGAACGACATCTGGAACTACAGCAAGGAACATCCGTTTTATCTTACAGTGGCCGGCGTGTACGGTCAGTACCCGGACCAGCGGTTGTCCCAGAAGAAATATGTCGTCGAATACAAGGATTGTGGTTATGGAAACGTCATCTACCTTAATGGAGAACGTCAGCCGTTGATTCCGATTCCGTCTTATACCGACCCGGAACGTATAGTGGCCGAGACAGGTGGACCGATTCGTTTGGAGTTCGTAAACAACTCGCTAAATCCGACAGGGTCGATGATTCAGTTCCTACCTTATGCGGACGGTAAGATTAAGTTCAACCGTACACTTGACCCTAAGTACGTACAAGTCGAGGGTAATTCTGTATTTTTGGTTATTTATGACAAGGATCCAATTACTGGCGAAGTAATCGACTTGATGAACAATGAGGGTAAGAATGGCCTCGTCTATAAGATTCCGGGAGATACATACGGCGACCCGAAGTTCAATACGGGTCACATCATCGTACCGGCTCGTTTGATGAATACGGTCGGCAAGAGTTTTGTACCGACGTTCATTCCGCACGGAACTCCGGCTCATGACCTTTTCGTACCGAATGACGGTTGGTTTACCACGGAGATGGACGCGAACGGAGAGCCGGTATACAAGAGCGTTCCGGAAGATGGCCGTCCGTATTACGACCCTACGCAGAAGTATAATGGCAAGCCGATGGAAGTGTACGAGGTGACTACGGAATGTGACGACCTTGGCCAGTTCTCGTACATCGTCGGCGGTGTGCGCCGCCCGATGATTACGCTTGACTTGAACAAGGTGTACCGTTTTGTCAACCATTCTGGCGGCCAGTACCCAATGCGCTTTATTGGAAATCCACATTCCCCTATCGCCAACTATGTCAACGATGTGATTGTCGATGGCGTGGTGGTCTATAATGGCGGAACCAACGAGGAAGTTATCGAGGTCGACCCCGAAAAGGTTCTGAAGGCCGGAAAGTGTATCAACGCTTACCAGTGTGTTTCCAGACCGGGAATGGGCAGTTATGTGTTCAACCAGCAGCTGTTCATGTGCGGCCAGTACAACATGTGCCGCGTGGACGGCGGGATTTACAACCCGCTGCAAGCTGGCGAGACGGACTATGTCTATCTGCAGCTCGAAGTGAGCGGCATGTCGAATCCGGGTTATTGTGTGCCGGATATCGCTATCGCCTATGACGAAAATTAGAAATCTGGACAACAATATAAACTATTCGGAAAATGAGCCTGATTGGCTACAAATAAGGATACTGAACAATGACACAAGCAGAACTTAACAAGAACGCAGTGAAGAGCATCTTCGCTATTGACGACGCGAAGGCTCAGCTAGAGTCTTTTGGTAGCCAGTTGGACCTTGGTCTGCCTCCCGAAGAAGATTACGAGCCGAAGTCGTTCGACGACTTGATGACGGTGAATCCGTCAACTGACCCGAACTACGGTGACTCGTCTGAAAAATTTGCTGACCTCGGCGACGACCTTCAAGACGAACAAACCCAGAAGTTTGTGATTGACGAATTTGCGAAGGAAGCCGCAAAGCGTCCAGGAAATACCATTACCGCAGCCGACATTGCTGATATTTGTGGTGCCGTCCAGTGCGCTCAGCTTGCTAAGGGTGGACAGATTATCAAGGGTGATATGGTTAGCTTCATCCAAGACACTATCGCGAAGGCCAAGGCTGCCCAGCAGTCCCAGAATGTGTCCGATGCACAGCCTAACGGAACCGTTGCCGACGACATTGCTCCTGCCGCTGTTGGCGGTCCGGCTCCGGTTATGGAACCGGTTGAACCGACTGTTGAACCGGCCGAACCTTCTCTCGAACCTAATGTTGACGATGGCCTCGGTGCCGACCCGCTTGCTGGTGGCGACGACTTGAGTGCTCTTGATACCGGTATCGAAGGTGATGCGACTGCCGACATTGGTACGGATATTCCGGCCGAACCGGCACCGGAGGAAGGTGCTGAACCTGAACTTGACGCGGGTAATCTTGACGGCCTCAGCGAACTTGACAATGACCTCGGTGATGTTACCGAAACCGAAGACATCGGTCTTTCCGACGACAAGCCGGCTGATAATGACAAACCAGCTGACGACAAGTCTGACTCTGATTCCAAGGATGACAAGAAGGACGATTCCAAGGATGACAAGAAGGACGATTCCAAGGATGACAAGGACGACAAGAAGGATGACAAGAAGGATGACTCCGACGACGATTTCAATTTCGAAGCCGTAGCCAAGCAAGCTCAGGCATTGACTGAAAGTACCGAGGCTGAAGAAGCAGTGGCCGCTGCTGAACCCGCTGCTGACGCTGCCGCCGAGGGAGCCGTTCCTGAAGGTGAAGCCGTTGCTGACGCGACCGATGCTCCCGCAGCGACCGAGGCCGCCGCTGAACCCGCTGCTGCCGAAGAACCGGTGACTGAATGTGGTGCAGCACCCGCCGAAGACCAGACGGTGACCGAGTGTGGTGCCGCTCCGGCGACCGAAGAAAAACCGGTCATTCAGGAAGGTGCTGACGAGGCCGAAATCGAGGCCAAGGTAGAAGCGATCGCCAAGGAATTCCGTTCCAACCGTATCGCCGAGAGGGTGCAAGCCCAGCTCGAAGCTTATGAGGCCAAGGAAAAGAAGGAAAAGACTATCGCCCAGCTCGAAGCTGTCATTTCCAACTTTGAAAAGTCCGAAGCCGCTCGCAGCAAGTCTGCCAAGGTGGAATCCATCGTCGCCAACTTTGCCAAGGCTTCCAAGGCGGCTGTCGAAAAGGCTCAGCTCGAAGCCGAGGCAGCTAAGGCCAACGAGCTGAAGGGCAAGCTTGACAACATCCTCGAATCGATCAATGTTGCTCCGAAGGCTGAACCTGAAGTCAAGCCCGTAGCCGCTCCTGTCGTGGAATCCGTGCAGCCGAAGCAAGAATCCTTTAGCGAAACCATGACGAAGATTGAAACTGCCCTGTCGACGAAGAAAACCGACGACGAAGTGAAGAGCCAGCTGGAATCTATCGTGTCGGACGCATCTAAGCGTTCTGAAAGCGACAACATCCAGAAGGAACTCGACGCGATCGTTGAATCGGTTCGCAACGCCTAATTCAACTTAGTATCCTCAAAAGCCGCCCCGCGAGGGGCGGTTTTTTGTGTTTTGGACTAATTTCAAGGGAAAGTGGCTAGAAGTATATAAACTGCAAAAGTATGAACTCGATGCCAAATGGACATTTCTCTGGAAGAACCAAGGGAATGATTGAAAAGGCTACCGAGAAGGCCAAGGGTACTTCCGGAAAGTTTTATGAAATCATGACCAAGCATGGTTTTTTCGATATCGCGGATGAGGCGAACAACCTTACCGCGTGGCAACGTGCTGGAGTCCCGGAATATAACCAGCATCGTATATCCGACCTGTGTAATGCGTTGGCCGAGATTTTACAAGATTATTTGAGTAATGACGAGTACGGCGTTCTCTGTCCGGGTGTCGAAGGAATAATCAACAAGCTCGACCAGAGAGGCGCAATGTCAGCTGCCGAGCTTGACGGTATCGGTGCCGCACTTGGCGGTTTGACGAATGGTGCGGCAGAAGCAACGAGACAGTCGTTGTCTAATTTGGTTGCGTCTATCCAAGGTGGATGTAAGTTTGACCCCGACGTCGTTCCGCCGATTTGCATCGGTTTCAATGGACTGCCGATTAGTTTCGCCAATGCGTTCAAGAAAGGTACGTATCCTCCTGATTGGACTTTCTTGTACGATCATGAGACGTTCAAGTCTAACAAGTTTTACGAAGCCGATGATGGCGGAGTGGCTATCGGTGCTGGCATAAAGCTGAATACTGGTGGAAATGCTAGGTTGCTCGTGCTCAAGATGATTTTTTCAGTTCCCGACATCGATAGCGAAGGGAACCCAGTCGGCGATGCCAAGAATGGATTGACGGCGGAACAGTTCAATACTTTGTATGAAGTGTCCGACAAGAGTTATTCCGAGCTTACTGACGAGCAGAAGGATTTCGAGCTGACCGAAGGCCAGCTGCAGCTCGCATATTTCAAGATGGTACAGCTTTTGTTGTGGGGCGCGATCAAGAATGACAACAACTGGGCTTATCTGCACTGGGGTTGCGTAACGCACAACTCGTGCCCTGAAGCGGTGAAGACCGCAGTATGCAGCTATTTAAAAACTAACGGTCTTGCGGTGGACCCGAACATCTGTCCCGAATCTGGATTCATATCGTATTGCGCCAACGTTGGTATGGCCTATCTGATTGGCTCGACTAAGTCGATTACACTGCATTTGCTGCCGGATATGACTTATCTGGACGACAATAACCAAGTAGTGACCGCGACGCCGTCGGCATACGGTACCAATATTATCGCGGCGAACGGTGTCCCGCAGAACAAGAAGCTTGCGTACCAACATTTCGAATTGCTTGCTGATATACTTGCGCACTTGACGTATGATTCTAATCCGAACTCGTATGACCTCCGTGTCCGTCGTATTGACGAGGCCAATAAGATCTACCGTGAATGCGGCGTCGATACGATTGAATTCGGTAAGATTCCGGCAAAACCGGAACACACGATGCCCCATCTGCTCAAGCGTAATTTCGGCTGGCTGATGAAGGGTACTATCAAGGTCTACGAGAACAAGAACATAGCTATTCCGCTTGACCCGAAGAATTTCAAGATTCTGAACTGGGCTGAAAAAGGCGCGAACGAGGTGTCCGACATAACCATGGACACGATTCGTTACATCATGTCGAAGGCGCAAGTTCCGGGAATCGTGATTACGTCGGTATACCGTAGCCCGGAAGCACAGGCTCGCGCAATGCTCAATAACCGCCAGAGCCATAACGGCCAGATAGCGGTCAATTACGGTATGCAAGGCCGCGAGGTGGACCAGCAGTATACCGACGTGTCGAAACGTGTAAACGACGGCGTCTTGCGTCGTCTTGAAAAACAGTCCGACATCGAGGAAGCGCGTTCCAAGATGCAGCGGAAGTGCGAAGAGTTCATGAAGGCCGGTACGCCGGTGTCCAACCACGGTCAGGACCAGACGGTTGTTCAGGCTGTCGATTTGGGCCCGTCCTCGACTAGGAAGGAATTCCACTACAACGAAGAACAGCTCAAGCGCATCAACAACGCTTGCTACGAGGCTCGTCTCGAAGGATATCTGAAAGCGTATTTCGGCCCAGCTGAGTATGGCGGCCCGAAAGTCAAGGACCCGGCGTTTCATATCGAGGTGTGGCAAGACGAGAACAAGCCGCACCCCCCGAAGTCCGGCGGTGCCGCTCCGCAACCGACCGTGGCATGCTTCATCACCAATGACAATCTGAAGAACAAGAACGCTTGGGACATGGTGTTCACACACGACCAGACGCTCAAGGCTAATAGGTAGGTATTCTATGGCAAGACTGTATAAATCAAAGAAGGCCGAATTCGATGACATGGTATACGCTTACCTGATGAAGCGTCTTCGCTGCCCTATCGAAAAGAGCGATTCCTACTTCACCGGTGCCGTCGACGATATGGGTAACCAGATGGACGGTGTCGATACTGGCTCGTGGGCTTACACGAAGCTGGACAAGTTCATTATGCAAATCAAGGGTCTGCTCGGCGAAAAGGGAATCGCCTCGCTGTGCGCTGACTATGACGACCTTGACGCTATGTACTTGATGAACGGCGGTAAGGCCGAAGGGTACTGGGACAAGTTCGAACCGGTTATAGCTCTGGTCGAGGAAACCTCCTATCTCCCTCCGGAACAGCGAGGCCGAGCGGAATACGTCGACGACGAGGCCGACGGCATGACCAAGGAACAGCGGCTCGAACGCGCTCTCACTATTGCGAACTTCGTAATGGCGGCCATAAAGAATAACAGCGAACTGGTATCCGATGATTCGTACAACCGGTACGTGCTCCCCTCTGTGGAAGCGACTTTCAATGTACGTGCCCTAGGCTCTCGCAACGAGATCGTCGAATACTTGAAAAAAGGCGGCCTCGCCGACTACCGCCAGCTGCTGCCTGAAGGGCATCTGCTGGCCGTCCGTCTGGCAAAGTATTTCGTGAAGAATGACCTTTGCGCTAAATCATCTGACGACGGCGACAACTATGCTCGCCTATGGAGGCAATTGGCGTCCTATGGCGGATAACTATAACGGAAAGCCTCTGTTCCATGTAGGTGCCGACGATTTCATCTACATATCGAACTGCCTCTTGCTCGGCAAGAGACTGCTTTCCAAGAACATCCATTTAACCGAACTCAAGGACTACTACGTGAAGGAACGTTCGCCGAAGTTTGTCATCGAGTACAACGGACTAATTTTGTCTTGGGGATAACTTATGTTAGCTAAAAAATTGCCTAAGAACGATACTGTGGCGTCACGCGTACTTTCCCACGTGCGCGAGTACGGTGCAGCCAACGAGAAGGGTCAGCTGTTTGACCGTATATTCAACCGTGGCGACGTCGTGAGACAGATCCGCGCATCGCGCAACATCGTGGGTCAGGGCATCTCCCAGATGATGTACCCGAATGGCAACACGCCGGACGGTTTCAGCAGCTATATGCCGGCTCTCGGCATCGCTACCGACAAGATCGACCCGCAGCGCATACAGAACGCTATCGCCGAAAACCAAGTTGAACTCTATTGGCGCAAGAATGTCGAACGCGCTCTCAAGTACGACACGGTCGCTTGCCGATCCGAAGTCAACGAGTCCCTCATCCAGCTCTGCAACGAGGGTATGTACAAGGACGACCTCGACGAAATATGCTCCTTGAAAATCGACCCCGATGCCGAAATTGGCGACGCAGTCAAGATTAAGATCGGAAAAATCTTCCGACAGCAAGTGTTACGACGTATCTTCCAGCTCCACAGCAAGGGATGGGAGTACATGAAGTACCTCCTCACCCGTGGCCGTATCTTCTTCGAAGTGATATACGACGTCGAGTCCAACAAGATTGTCGGCCTCAACATGCTTCCAGAAGAAAACATGATTGTCGTGGTGCAGGATAACCTTATCATCGGTTTCCGACAGATGCTTACCGGACCGGTTTCCCAGCAGACCAACGGCAAGAACTACATCGACTTCTCTCCGCAACAGATCCTTTACGCTTCCCTCGGTATGGCCGGACCAGGCGGCATCAATGACCCTCGCTCGATTCTTGAACCGGCCATGAAGCCGTACAATCAGTTGAATACCATCGAAGATTCCGTCGTGATGTACCGCGTCCTCTGGGGCTCCGAAAAGCTCGTGCTCAAGTGCGATATCTCCGGTATGACCAAGGCCACTGCCGAAAAGTATATGAAAGACCAGTCCAAGATGTTCTCCAGAAAGCTGGATTATAATCCGATGACTGGCGAGATTACGAACTTTGGTAAGGCAATCGGTCTTACGGAACACTTTGTTATTGGCGTTGGAAACGGTCGTACTGGTTCTGGTATCGAGCGTATGGCTGGCGGCGAGCAGCTTGGAAATATTGATGACCTCAAGTTCTTTAAAAGAAACCTTGTCAATGCCTTGATGGTTCCGCCGGGACGCATTACTGCTCTCGCTGGTGACTCTCAGAACTATTCTCAAGGTAAAATCGGTGAAGTTACTCAGGCCGAAGTGTCCTTTGCTCGCTTGGTTGAACGCTACCAGACACCGTTTGAGGAAATCCTTATCCGACTCTTCATCATGGTGCTTAATACTGACAACTCCATCGATGACAACATCAAGATTCAGGAACTCTTTACCATTCGCTTCAAGAAGTCCAACGGCTTCAAGAACTTCATCGATTCAGAAGAATGGACGACAAAGCTCGCCGTATTCGACTCGATGATGAAGCATGTGTCGTCTAAGGAAAACCCGAACGGCGCACTCTCCAAGCAGTTCGCGCTCCGCTACGGCCTCCGCCTCACCGACGAAGTCTACCTCCTCAACAAGAAATGGTGCAAGGAGGAAGAGGACGAAGCCTCCGGCGAAGGCGAAACTGACGACAAAGGCGGTCCGATGGGAGAACCTATGGGCGGACCCGACCTTTATGGCGGTGCCCCACCTCCTCCGATGCCCGGCATGTAGTCTAAAGGCGGCCATAGAGCCGCCTTTTCCTATGTTCCAGTGATAAACTATACGCAAATACCGGAGTTTTGACAAATAGGCGGTCGCAAGCTCACACCCTTTAGGGTGTGGGTAAGATCCGTCGAAAATGTAAGAAATAAATAAGTTCTAACAGCATATTATATTGATATATTTATTGAGTAATTCTTCT